CACCATCAATCCGGCACCCTGATCCATGGTCGGCACACTATTGAGCCGCCACCACCGCATGCTGCTGGGCGGGGCGACGGGGTTCAACCCAGCGACGCGCACGACGTACTGGTTGCGCAACGGGACTACAGGTGCGATCAGCACCATCGCCGACCGGCACGGCGGCACGGCGGCAGCACAACCAACAGGCGTGCGCCAGCCGAACGGCGCGGCCGACGGCAGCATGACGTTCGACACCGACTGTCTGCTGTTGCCCGCCGCGTGTTTCCACACGACCAAATTCGCGCTCGGTCTGTGGCTTGAGGCCGATAACCTCACGGTGCAGCACTATCTGTTCCGTGTCGGCCCTGGCGCAAGCAACGACCCGGCCGCGACCGAATCGATGGTGATCACCATCGCCTCCGACGAGTCTCTCAGGTTGGCCATTTACAACGACGCTACAGGGCTGGTCGCGCGCCGCGCTGCCACGGCCATCAACGTGGTGACGGCCACCCCCAAGTTCTTCACCTTCGAAGTTGATACGCTGGCGGCCGAAGCAGACAAGGTCGTCATCACGGCGGATCTGACCGAGCTCGCGCTGACGCCCGCAGACCAAGCAGGTACCCCCGGTGCTTTCCCCGCAGCAATGCAGGCGGCACCAGGTGACATCATGCTCGGCAATCGCCGCAGCAACTTGTCCACGCTTCCATTCATCGGGCGCGCTGGGAGGGACGTTTTCATCTCTGCGGGTGTCAAATACTCGGAGGCTGTGCGAGGCATTTGGTCAGCAACTGACCGCATCGGTTTTAAAAACTCCGCACCTCTCGTCTGAAAAATGCCCATACCTCCCAACATGCGTACGTTCTCCACGCACGCGCCATCGCCTCAGATCAACCGCGGCGGGGTGCCAGGGCCTCGAGGCCCTGCGGGGCCTGCGGGGCCCCCCGGAGATGACAACGGCGGGGGCGTGATCGATGTTACTGCTCGCCCGTTCTACGCGAGCACCAACCCAGCAGTTGATTCGACAGTAGCCATTCAGGCTGCGCTCACCGTGGCGCTTGCTGCGCGCAGCGCACTGTACTTTCCCAAGGGCACATTCAACTTCACCACTCCGCTCGAGCTCGATGAGCGTGTCGAGATCTTTGGCTGTGGTGAGCAGAGCATTCTGAAGTACTCGGGCTCGGGCGCGGCGATCCGTGGTGAGTTCCCTTCAGCAACTACCGGTGAGTTCAGCAGCTTCCACCACTTCCAGTTGCGTGGCACGAACGCCTCTGGTCAGAGCGGGATCATCATGGGCACCAACCTGCAGGGCGTGGTGCGATGCTCATTCCACCACATTCTGACGGAGGATTTCAACAAGGGCTACGGCATCTATTTGCAACGCCCCATCGACACCGAGATCGTGCGCTGTCGCATCGGCGCGAGCCAGACTGGTATCCTGTTGCACACACCCGCCGGCAATCTAGTGAGCGACAACTACATGAGTTATTGGGCTAACGCCGGCATTCACTTGATGAGTGTCGACAACGCGCTGGCCCCCCGCAACAACACTGTCACGCGCAATTTGGTGCACGGCAACGGTGTGGTGAGCCCGCTAGTGCTTTTGGATCGTGCTGGCATCAAAATCACGCGCGTGAGCTCCACTGACGTGGTGAACAACTACCTCGAGATCATCAACAACCCGGTCGGTGCCACCACCGAACGCGGGCACGGCGTGTGGATCGAAGGCACTGCCGGCCTCACTCAGATGAACTCGGTGGAGAAAAATTACTTTGGCCCCGGTCTCACCGGTGACGCCATTCGCACCAGTGGTCTAGCAAGTCACACGGTCATTGGCGGCAACCAGGTGAGCACGTACAACATTAACGACGCTGGTCTGTACAGCGTGTTCAACATGCAATACTTGCCCGACATCGCACAACTAACGGGCGTCAGCACCACACGCTCTGGTTGGATCAAGCTGGTTCCTGGTGGAACGAACGTGCAGTTGCACGCCTGAAATCGATCCGTGTCGGGGTTGTCACGGGCCTGTGTCGGTACCAAGTCCGTCACATGGCACCACCCCCCATTGATTTGCCCGCACCCCGGATCGGTCAGCCGATCTGTCCCCACTGTAGGAGATCGCTTGACGACCCCGACAAGGGTACCGACATATCTGGCACCTACTGCGTGACCTGCAAATGCGGCGCGTGGGTCGAGCTCGTACGCCACACCAGCGTCACATTCTCGGTCGCGCGCTGGTCGCCCACCGTCCCGCCCTGGGTGTTTGGGCTTGAGGGACCGAACACCACTGTGCTGCCGCCGGCGGCCGAGCCCGAGGAAAAAATCCCCCAAGAGGACGAAAAAATTTCCCCCAGGAATCGAAAAAAATTCCCCTGGAAACGGTGAAAAATTTCCCTAGCGCTAGCGCTACCAAGCGCGCTAAAAAAACGACAAAAACCCACATCGCATACAAATACCTACCAAAACCTACATGTATGTAAATGTAGGTTAAAGTAGGATAAATGCACACAATGTGGGTAAACGTGAGATAATGTGAGTCTGGGTAGGATATCGAGGTCTGGTGTAGGCGTGTCACGCTGCTAGCCACCCCTTAAACCACCCGACAGCCTGCTCGAGCACACCGCCCCACGGCGCCGTCGTGCCGGGCCGCGGGGCCACGCCGGAGCGAGGCGGAGCAGGGCGGGACTCCGGGGCAGCTGCCGGACGGATGCCGCGCCCTGTCAGGCTGTAGACGCGGTCGGCGGTCGGATGACCGTGGCGCTCGGCCGCGCCCCGACAGTCCAGCACGAGCGCGCGCTGTTTTCCGGGGTGCACTCGGAGCACGCGCCCCACGATTTGCAGGTACGTGCCCACGTGTGCGCACTGGCGGTCCAGGATGCAGACTTCCGCGCGCGGGCTGTCAAAGCCCTCGGCCAGTGCCATGGGACTGGCGAGCACGTCCAGCTCACCACGGTCGTACGCCGCCACCAAGGCCCGCCGGGCGGGTCCGGGCACGGTGCTGTCCAGGCATGCCGCCCGCACGCCAGCCCGGCGGAGCGTGGCCACAGCTGCCCTGCACTCCACAATAGTGGTGGCGAACAGCACCCCAGGGCGGCCACGGCCGTGAGCCAAGTAGGCCTGCGCAGGGGGCATGCCATCACACGGCAGCACGTCGCACGGGGTCAGGTACCGATCGCGCAACAGATCCGAATAGCGCGCCGTGCTGACGAGCGCGTCAAAGGCGTTGTCCAGGCCGGTCCCGTCCGCGCGCTCGGGTGTCGCGGTCATTCCCACGATCAACGCGCTCGGAGACAGCAACGCGAGCGCGCGGACCCACTCCGGACTAACAATGTGGTGACACTCATCCAAAAACACAATGTCGTGCGCGGCCAACGATCGGCCTCGGGCGAGCGCGCCCTGAATTGTGTGCACGGTCGTGCGCGGCAGTCGGCGGGACACCTGATCGTGCAACGTGTCAGTGTGTACGAGCGCTAGTGGATTGCGTGCAGGGGCCAGGCACGCGCCAGCAACCACGGTTTTCCCGGCTCCGGTTGGGAGCGATAGGCATATTCTGCGACGTCCGGCAGCCCAATGAGCACCAATCTGATTGACAGCTGCAACCTGGTAAGGGCGGAGACTCATTTGAAGATCTCCAAATACTGTGCAGCGTTTCGCAACCGTTCGGAGTCATCTTTCATCAAGCCGATTGCTCGATTGCAACTGTGGCACAAGAGTCCACGAATGCACCCAGACCGATGACAGTGATCTACAACCAGCGACTTTCGTGCATCACCTTCCACGTGGACGTGTTCACACAGACAGCACTTACCATCTTGCAACGCGAGCATGTCTAAGAATTGTTGAACCGTCAGACCTTTTTGCTTCAAACGATGCTTGCGCTTGTATCGTGTCATCGCAGTAGGGTGCTTTGCTGCACACCTTGCGCGACGTTCCTTACCTGTTAGGGGGCGGTCAGGTAGGATCCACTTCCCGCTAGGAAGCTTAGATCGGCAAGCAATAGAGCAAACTTTGCGCGGTCTTTTAGGCGTACCTGCCGGTATCACTTTGCTGCAAACCTGACAATTCACGGTCCTCACGAACGCCCGAAACCCGCCAATCGGCGCAAGGCCGGGCGGGTCGGTAGGGCGAGTCGGTGAATTACTCGTCCAGGGTGACGCCACTCGCGGCCGCCAGCCTGCAGAGGAGTCGGTCCAGCGTACCACAGTCCAGTCGCCCACAGTCTAGGTTCAGGGCTGCGCGCATGGCGTCCACGAGAGACACCGCATGGTCACAATAGAACGCATCATCGCCTAGCAGGATACCGCACCCGGAGAAGGATGCATCAGCGAGCGCGGCGTAGCCGTCGATCAGCGACTTGATGGCGCGCTCACCACCCGCACGCGGCGCGCGCCAGGCAGCTTCGTGTGCATCAAGCCATTGCGGGAAGTGTACGGCCCGATTGCCGGCGCGGGCATCGACGATGTGAGTCAGAACGAGGTCAGCGCAGGTGGTGTTTTTCGTGGTGGTCATGATTGGCTCCTGTAAATGTGAACGGGTGGTTGCGGTCAGACTTGAGCAGGTGCGGTCACTTTCGCTTGGGGCCGGGAGCGGTATCATTTTCGTCGACCGACCACTCCCACGACAGCAGCCACCCGCGTTCGGTATTCGTCATGTCGGCCTCGGCCGATTCCGTGATCTGCTGCCCCTCGTTGCTGTCGTACTCAAAGTTGGCAGGGTCAAACGAGAGCCCTAGTTCAGCCGCGGCCGCGGCGTAATCGGGTTCGTGGAAGTGACCGGGCGCGTTGTCCGCGAGCCAGTCCGCGCGCTCGGTGCTGTCATCATAGCTCACGAAGTTGCGTTGTTCATCGAGCCAAGCGGCGTAGGTCTGAAACGAGGCGGATTCGATTGCTGAGGTCATGGGAATTGGTCTCCTGAAATTATTTTGCAGTTTTGGGATCGAAAAAACTAACTGGCTGTCACTTCGTGGTGGGGGTCACCACACACACCTTGGGGGTGGTGATGATCGTGCGGCCTGCACTGTCGGTAGTGATGACCGGCTTGCCCTTCGTGCACACATCAGCGCGGGCCATGCCAGCGCATGCGAGTAGTGCGGCAACTGCGATGATCGTGGCAAGCGAGCGGCGGGCAGCGGACATGCGGTGTGATGTGGCCATTTTCAGGGTCTCCTAATGCCGTATGCCCGGTCACCTTGTGGGGTGCCGGGCTTTGGTTACCGCTTGATTCGCCGCGGTATCGCTATCGCTGTTTGCTGGCCGCGTAATTGCCTGTCCCAGTCATCATCGCCACCAAGGGAGGGGTTCAGCCGGTGCCACCGGCGGGGGAGGTCAGCGTCGCTGCCCTCACTTACTATGAACGGCTGCGGTCAGATTCACAAGAAGGTAAAAGCGCAGACCGTTGTCGATTCCTACGGTGCGGTCAGATTCACACTGCAGTGCGGGCGTGGTAGCACTGCACTGCAGAGATGGTGTCCGCGAGCGAGCTCTGAATGCACCGCGAGTGATACACGAGCCACGGCGATGGTGCCTTGCCGCTCACGTTGCATACCCACACGCGCTTACCTCGTTGCCACGCGTACAGGATTTCCATAGCCGTCCCCACGGACGGGCTGTCGAAGTATACGAGCACATCCGAGCTCGCATCGATGTCTGCCTTGTCCTGTTCCACGATCGCCTTGGCAATACCGAGCTCGCCTTCGCGCCCCCGATAGTCCCTCACCATCGGGTCAAACACGTTGTCCGCCCCGAGCTCGGTTGTGGCGAGCGCGCGCCAGTCTTTGCACTCACTGTCGGTGCGGCCATTGATCGGCCCTGCGAGATATACTTTCATGACGCCTTTTGTATGTTTTGGTGGATGTTTGCGGGCACGCCCGGCAGTAGTGCGGGCGGTGCGGTCAGATTCAGCTTGTCTAGCCACTTTACTAGCCGTGGTAGGTTTTTCTTAGGGCCGAACGCGAGGAACGTACCGTCCGCGGTGTCCACGCCCCATGCCTGTGCGAGTGCCATTCGCTTGTAGGAGTTGACGCGACCCATGTGTGTGGGCTTGCCCTCGAGTTGAGCTCGGACAACGCACTCTCGAGCGAGCTCGGACAGCTTCCACTCGCCCTTGCGGTTGGCCCGGGTGACTAGCGCTGGATCGGGACCGCCGCCGAGGAACAACACATCGACCATATCCCACCACACATAGTCCAGCCATTGCTCGAGGCCGTTCTGTGCAACGAGTGCGACGGGAAAGCCCGCGGCACGGATCTCAGGCGCCCACACGTCGAATCGCTCGAGTGTGGCCACGGCATCACCACGGACATGCCCGTCCGCGCCCACTATGAGCGCGTCAGGCGCCACCACGAATAGGCACGGTGAATGACACACGCGCGCAGCATCGCAGCCGGCCACGAATGCATGCGCCGCGGCAACCGTGGGCGCCGCATAGGTCTCGAGCTCGAGACGGCCTTCCACCTCGGCAACGTATTCAACCAGACGACCTTCGTGGGCCGCCAGCAAGTTGGGGCGGGCCAGCATGGTGCGGAAACGCTCCGGAGAAAAGCCGCCCTTCACAGTGGTAAAGGCGCCGTTGTCACCCGCCCACACGGGATAGTTGTGCACCTGCAAGTCATAACGATTGCCAGGCTGCACTAGCAGGCCGATATTGCGGTCGTGGGCGATGCCCTCTACACCCGCGTTGTGCGCTCCGGTCAGGTATTGGATCGTCACTTCAGTGCGGTCACTTTATCACGCCTTGGCGTCGAGCGCGTCGCTAATCAAGCTCGCGACATAGTCAGTGCGAGCGCGGCGTTCAGCGGAGCGAACGGGGCAGAAAGACAGCGTGGCGGCACAGTGGAGCGAGAGCATGTCACTGGGGACGCGGGGGTCGCGCGGCATGGTTGCGGTCTCGATTGCGTGGGCCTTGTTGCTGCTCATACCTAGATGAACGGTAACACGACGCAGGACTGTAGTCACTTTTAATTGGTCAGGTCACTTTCTTTCGAGAGGCATAATTCCGTTTCGGTGCACTACCTGGTGTGGGGTGAGTGCGCACACTGGGTATGGTGCACTGTGTTAATTCCACCTTGGTACACATAGGGCCACATATGGGCATAGGGTCATGGGCCAATTAACACAGTGTGTTATATCATGGGATGCGCAACCACAGGGTTGCATATGTGTGACAGTGCATGTGTTGTATGGTCATGTAGTGTAGTGTATGGTCACTCCCTGGGTTGACACTGTTACCGGCCTATTACGCCGGTGCACATGCATGATATCATTAAGGAAAGCGCCCATTTAGACAGGCCGATTATCGCAACGACATGCCCGATAGTGTGCGCGTATGTGTGCTAGGCGAACGGCGGGCCTGGGGGGTGGCCTCACGGTGCGGATCGGCGCGAGCTCGCAGTCATGTATGCGTATTTCCCAGATATTTTTGGGAAAATGGGTCCCGGTCACGCGGCTGATCCCCCATATTTTCGCCAGAGGCGTTACAGTGCTGATTTAACTCAGGAAACGTCCGGCTCGCTGACGGATATTCGGTAATTGGCCCGGTGGCTGGGCACCTCTCGGGGGCCCACCCAACTCCGGGTCCCTGAGGCTAACTGCTCGATAGTACTCCTGAAAGTGCTTGCTGGGCCCCCCGGGCCCTCGATTTTGGTTCGAGCTCACAACCTCCTATAAAACAGGGGGAGGGGGTATGTGCGCTACCACCTTCCTTATGAATAAATAGAAATACTCAGGGGGACAGGTACCCAGCCAGGAATACACCAACAACTGTCTGGATTTAGGTCGGGCCCTGAGGTGGGCCCCTCGCTGCGGAGGGACCCTGAGACACGGGGGCCCTCAGGCGAACCAGCGCTTGATTCGGCTGCCGCCCGCGCGCTTGCGGCGATATTCGAAGCCGAGTTTCCTGAGGACTTTCGCCATTCTGCGGGTGTGCTTCTGGTCGATCTGCGCGACGGGGATGGCTCCGGGCAATTTCCCGAGGGCGTCGGTGGTGGTGAATCCGTCTTCGAGTGCGGTCAGTTCTGCGCGGTAGGTCTCGATCACCACCTCCCAGTCGTCACTCTCCAGGCGCTCAGAGGCCTGCTCGGCGGCGACCCCGGACATTTGGCTGTCCAGCCAGTGGGGAATGCCGAGCAGGTACTCGGAGTAGGCCTGGGCCCAGAGTTGGTCTCGGTCCCGCAGTAGCGCGTCGGTGTCGATGAGCTCGCCGCAGAGCACCACCCAATATCGGCGGTTGCCTGTGGGGTCCTTCAGGTAGTCATGCTCGTTGGTGGTGCCCGCGAAGACGAGCTGGCGCGGGTACGCGAGGTCGTCCACGCCGTAGGCCTTGCGGTAGACGTCGATGGTGGTGGTCAGAATGTCCTTGAGCTCGCTGGCGTCCCGGCTGCCGATGAGCTTGTCAACCTCAGCGAACTCTGCGATCCAGCGCCCGCGCATGTTGCTGAGGAAGTCCTTCGAGCGAATGTCCGAGCGCACCACCAGGAAGTGGCGGGTGTCGGGGCAGAGGACCCGCAGTGCGGTGCTCTTGCGCGCACCCTGTCGCCCCTCGAGGACCAGAATGCTGTCCGCCTGACAGCCCGGCTGCATGACGCGAGCGACAGCACTCCGGAGCCAGGCCCCGCACACCGCTCGGTGGTATTCCGTCTGCTCGGCGCCCAGGTACGTGGACAGGTTGCGATCGACGCCGTCCCAGAGGGGGAGCTCGTCCAGGTACTTACGCACGGGGTGGAACGAATGCTTGCCGGCTTCGCGGTGGATCGCGTCGATGAGCAGCGTCTTCGAGAACTCGTCGAACTTCTTGGCCGTGAACCAGACCTGAATGGCGAAGGCGCCTCCGTTGTCGGGGCTCCAGTAATTCCCGGCGTAGATTCCGCTCCCGTCGGGGCCGTCCCGTAGGATCGCCACCTTGCTGGCGAACTCGTCCCACGCGAACACGCCGTCCCATGACGGATGGTTCTCGAAGGTGTTCTCCAGGTTCCAGCTGTTCGCGAGGCGCTTGCCCGTCTTGGGGTGCTTGTGCAGAAAAGCGTCCCACGTGTTCAACGCCTCGTCCCTGGGATCGACGCGAGGCGGGTCGCCCTCGCACGTGACCACGGCGGCGGGCGCTGGCGGCGGGGCGGGGGGCTTCATGGCGTCCACGAAGCTCTCGAGGAACGTGGTCAGCACCGCGGAGCGCTGGCTGGTGGGGATGCCCTCCGGCAGGCGCAGCAGGCCGAGCAGGGTGGGGAAGCCGTATACGGTCTCGCCGTCTCCGACCCGGTCCAGGCTGAGCTCCACGCACTCGAGGCCGTCCTCCACGTTGCTGTCCGTCTTGAACAGGATCTGTTCGGCGAAGGCCAGGCACACGTCATCCGGCCAGCTGCCGCGCGCGAGCAGGCCTCCGAGGGCAAACGACGCATCGTGGCGGTTGGTCTCCGGCCACACCCGCACCCACTGGTCGAGCAGGCGCGCCACCAGGGCGGGGTCGGGCGCCTCCCCCACAGAACGCTCACCGACAACTAACGGGCCTCCCACAGGGGCGCTGGCGAGCAGCAAACGCCAATCCAGACCGCCGGCACCGGTCTGGTTCATGTAGAGGGTGTCGTGGCGCGTTGGCAGGAAGGCCGGCTGGCTCCGGCCGCGGATCTTGCTGCCCGGTGGCAGGTCCGCTTCGATAGCCCGCCGGGCCTGCTTGTACCGGTCGGCGGGGATATCTTCGGCGAGGCGCAAAAAAACACGCCAACGCTCGCCCACGCCAGCCGGATCATGTGAGGCGGTGGTATGGGCCACGAAATCACAGGGCCAGATGCAGTCCCATTCGATCGGTGCCAGCGATGGGGGTGGCTCATAGTCGACCACCAACGCTGTTGCAGGGCCCGTGTTGTCCTCGCAGCGGTTACCGGTGACGATGCCCGCGACCACGTAGCCTGCAGAGCCCTTGGGGCCCGGCACGGTCAGGCGGCGCAGCGTGGATTCGAGGGATTCCCACTCGAGCTCGATGACGTCGGTGGGGGTGGTGTTGGTCTCGTTGCCGAGGAAAAGTGTCAGGGATAGTGGCGCTGCGGTCAATTCAGTGATACCTTGGGAGTAGTTGGTTTCGGTCTCGGTCTCCTGGACCCCCGGCACGTGTTCTGCGTGACCGGGGGTTGTGCTTTGTGCGTTCATCGACCTGAAACCGCCTTCGAGTAGTCACGCACAGCGTTTATTGCGAAGCCGATCACCGAATTGTCCGAGAACGAATCTTCGAAAGCGTCGATTTCTTCGGCTGAAGCTTCGCGTAGGATGCCAGCGATCGCGTCCAGGTGGCGCTTGATTTTGACGTAGGTTGGGTCTGGCGGTTTGATACCGTACACGGTCGTTCCTTCTGTGCTTGGCGTGCGAAATGCGCGCCAGCTTCCAAGGTAGCACAAATTGACCGCATCTGCTTGCGCAATCAAAATGACCACGTCATGCTTGATCTGTGACCCGCGTTCCCCCCGCCACTTCGTTTGCACGGCAGATCACGCCCAGCATCCGCACGAGCATGAACACCAGCACGGGCTGGGTGATGGCGAAGTACAGCACGCTCGACACGCGCGATTCACCGTATGACTTTCCGCTCTTCGCCGACATCCACGAAGAGCACGTGGGTCGCGGGCGCTGCACGGGCCGCTGGAAGGGCAGCATCCTGATTCCGGTAGCCGAGCGCAGCGAGGTAGCCGCGCTCGAGAGCCTGCTGAACTCGCTGGACCAGCTGGAGCTCCCCTACGAGCCCGAAGCCCGCGCAGTGCTGCACGCGCTGGCGTTCCCCGAGGACGGCGCCGAGTGGGAGTGCCTGCCCTTCGACTCGCGCCCCCACAAGAAACGCCGCAAGCGCCACACGTGGCTCGATCACACCACCGGCAAGCGCGTCAACATCTACCCTGAGTCTGGCAAGAGACATGCAGACCCCGATTGCATCTGCGCACATTGCTGCCCGGAGCTTCACTCATGAATGCTGTAGCGGTGTACCAAGTCACGAATACAGCCAACGGCTCACGGTACGTAGGCATCTCGCAAAAACCAGGCAGAAGGTTCCACGATCACAGAAGCCTTTCTCGAACCAGACCCAAGACGAAATTTCACAGAGCTCTGCGCAAGCACGGACCTGAAGTGTTTGAGTTCAAGGTGGTTGCAGGATTCCCGAACGTAGCACTAGCCAGATTGGCTGAGATCTCGCTGATTCGCTTCACCAAGCCCGAATACAACCTGACTGCGGGCGGGGAAGGTGTGTGGGGTCTCAAACACACCGAGGAAACCAAAGCAAAGAACCGAGCCGCACGTCTGGGCAAAAAACACACGGAAGAAGCCAAGCGAAAGATCGCAGAGGCAGGTCGCGGTCGCAATCCAAACGCTGAGACAAGAGCACGAATTAGTGCAGGGAAAATGGGTTGTTCTCGTCCCGACAGCAAAGGGATGCCTAGAACGCAAGAGGTTCGAGACAAGATCAGCAAGACCAAGCAAGGGAAACCTTCACCACTGAAAGGCGTTCCCCGTTCACCAGAGACCATAGCGAAAATGAGTGCTGCCGCTACAGGAAGACAACACAGTTCTGAAGCACGCATCAAGATGCGCGAAGCAGCGCAGAACCGTCAAACCACCAAGAAAAACAACATATGACCGCAACGATTTTAATACTAGATTTAAGTACTTCTGGCTTCAATGAGCACAAGGATCAGATCCTCGAGGTCTGCTGCATCCTGCTCGATGCGGACAAGCTCGACGTGCTGCACACCTTCAGCGAGGTCATCGCGCACGAGCCCGACAGCTTCAAGGCGCCAGCATTTCATGCGGCCCTGATCGAGGAGTGCTTCGGCGGTGAGCACGCCAAGCGCCTCAGCCAGGTGGAGGGCATGCTGCTCGCGGGTCCGTGGACGCGCGCCGACGCCATCTGCAACCGAGCGCTCGACTTCGATCTCAGGTTCCTGCGGGTGCACATGCCCGCCTTCGCCAAGGCGCTCGAGCGCAAGCTCCCCATCGAACTCAAGGCGAGCGAGTTCCAGGCGGTGAACAACGGCGTGCCCGAGTTCGTGAACAGCAACCCCCGTACTTACAGAGCTAGCGATGATGCAATCGCAGCGTACGAAGAGTACGTCTACTATCAGGCCTTCGTGCGTGCTGCTATCCAGTGCACGTGTTCGGCGGCCATAAAATGACCACACCCCACTGGCCTGAATGGCTCCAACCCTACTCAGACAACGAAATGTTCGATATCATGCGCCACGACGTACGCCCCCGACTGAACGATGACCTGCTGCACACGCTCGCGCGTGATCCAGAGTTCGAGACCCGCCCCACGATCCCCGCGCCGCCGCCATCATCGTGCGCCCCCACGCTGCCCGCGCCAGCGCCAGCGCCCGACAGCGCGCCGCCGACCCCGCTCGACGAGAAGGATGCGTGGTTGTGAACCGCCACGAGCCAATGCTGCCGGAGGACGACGTCCGCGAGACGCCTCCTGAGTTGTTCGAGAGCCTGGATGAGCGCTTCAGCTTCAACCTGGACGTGTGCGCCACTCCAGCCAATGCCAAGTGCCAGCAGTTCTACACCGAGCACGCATACCACGACACAGTGGAGGTGCAGCCAGGACTCAATGGCCTTACCGGCAATTGGGCTGGAGCTCGCGCGTTCTGCAACCCACCCTTCAGTGACATCGTGTCGTGGGTGCTCAAGGCGTGGGACAGCGATGCCGACCTCGTGGTGATGCTGGTGCCCGCCACTCGCACGGAACAGCCGTGGTGGCAGGAGGCCGTGGAGCACTTGCGAGATGGCAAAGCAGATCCACTACCGGGTGGGTGGTCCTCGTTCACCACCGAGTTCTTGCAGGGTCGCACGCACTTCCTCAAGGACGGAGCCCCCATCCTGGACCCCAAGACGGGACGCCGCTCGTCACCCAAGTTCGGGTGTGTTCTTCTCATCTGGCAAAAATGACCGCATCACTGGCGCCAGTCTCAACCCCTGCCATACTCAACATATGACCACACCAATGATACTCACCGGCGCCCTCCTGCTCCTGCAGGTCGTGGGTGTCATCATGGCCTTGCGCATCGTGCGTGCGAACCGGCCGCCTTCGTTGCGCCCACCCCGCGTCCCGAGCGAGTTCGCCTCTGGCGAGTGGAAGAGGGTCCCATGAGCATGGGAGCCAAAGTGAAGGTGTACCTCTCGCGCGCGGAGAGCGCCGAGTGGGGCGACGCCGAGTTCCGGGAGACGTTCCTGGCGCGACTGAAGCCGCAGGTGCGCGAGAAGGGCCGCAAATACTACGAGGTGTTCGACGCAGCCGGTCGCACGCTGGTCGCCGGGGCGGTGGACGCATGAACGAGATAGTCTGGATGGCAGACTTCGGGTTGGGAGGGTGCACGCGACTGACCGACAACCCGCCGGTGTTTGGTCAGGTTGAGATCCTGAGGCGCACCGCGAAGCGGGTCGTGCTGGTGAAGGGTGTGCAGTATTCTGGATACCGCACGCACGTGGACGCGGCGGACGTTTTTCCGACGCGCGAAGCGGCGGTGGCGGCGGTCCGAGACCGCTGCATCGAGCAGGCGCGCGTGTTGCGAGAGCGGGCCTCGGGGTTCGAACGCGCCGTTGGGGTGGACTCGTGACCCCCGCCGAAGTCGCGGCGCTGCTGGCGCACCACGGTCTAGCACCGAACTGGCGCAACCCGATCAGGCCGGCGCCAATACTGTCGGTGGGGGAGAAGACCCGCGTGGTGCACCTGCAACAGAGTCACATCATGGTGCGTGTGGAAACAGCGTTTGGTTGGTGTTGTCGAGGCCGCACGTGGACCTGACCGATCGCCGCCGCCTCGCCGCGCAAGCCGTCCTGACCGCGCCCACGCTGCTCGAGACGTTTTTCTGGGGTTGGTTGTGTGGCGCGAGCAGCGCGGAGCTCTACCTGGAGGAGTTGATGATTACCGACCTGTGGGGTGACGGCGGTGTGCCCGACGACTTCCGAGGCACTCCTTGACCCGAGGCGAACGCAAGGCCCTGGCCGTGCTGCTCATCGCCACGGCGTTCGGGCTCGGCCTGCAGACGGGGTGTGTCACGCGCGTGACGGTGTGCGCAGAAGTGCAGCATGCCGACGGGCGCTGGCGTGACTCGGCGGGCGCCTCGGTGTGCGCGGACGTGGAAAGGCCATAAAATGTATTCATTTGATCTCAGACCCTTAGTGATCTTCTTGCTGTTGGTGGGGTTGGTAGGCGGCGCCGGGTGCAATTGCGCGTGCAGTTACGTCCGAAGCCATCTGGATGTCAGCGTGGACTGGCGCTAGTGCTGGCCTCCGTCTTCAGTTTTCTCGCGCAGTTCTGGCGCCAGTTGCTCTTCTGGGCCGTGCTCGACGCGGAGCAGGTCGGCTTCGTGAGGCGCCTCGGCGTACCCAATCGCACCGTTTCGCCGGGGCTCGTGTGGAAGTGGCCGATCCTCGAGAGCCTTGAGGCTGAGGATGCCCGCGACTACAGCATGGTCTGTGATCCGCAAAGTTTGCGCACTAAAGATGGCATTGACGTGGTGCTCCGCACCGCTGTCACGTTCAACGTCACTGACGCGCGGAAGTACCTGCTCAACGTGTGCGACGGCCGCGCCAACGTCCAGGACCTGGTCTCCGGTGAGTTGGGCTGGCTCGTGCCCCGGCGGTCGTCCAAGGAAGTGCTGGGCGGCACCGTGATGGCAGAGCTCGAGCGACGCTCGTGCAAGAAGGCCGCCAAGTGGGGCCTGCACGTGAGCGACGTGAAGTTCCTGGACTCCGTGGCGGCACCTTCGTTCCGCCTGTGGAACAACCAGATCAACTCTGCGGGTCAGGAGTAAATAAAAATGACCGCACCTAATTGCACAAAGGACTACACCCTGCTACCCTTGTAGGGTACTGTGAATTTAGCTCGCGTCCAACGTTCTGATGTCTCCCGGCTCGGCAAGTTCAGCCGAACCGGCGCGGGGGCCGTTCGCGTGCCCGCCACCATTTCGAGGACGGGCATCCAGGTCTACGGGGACCTGCGCGAGTACCGCCCCGAGGATGAGGTGTTCGCCGCGGACAGCCTCGCCAGCCTGGGCTCGGTTCCAGTCACGCTGAATCACCCCTCCGAGTCCGTCACACCCGAGAACGTGCGCGATCATCAGATCGGTCACGTTTCCGACGCGCCTCCCGAGGCTCGCGTGAAGGTGGACGGCTCCGATGAGCTCTGGCTGCGCGCCCCGCTCGTCATCAGTGACGGCAAGGTCCTCGCTGAAATTGACCGCACCGATGCGGCACCCGAGGTCAGCTGCGGGTACTCCTGCGAACTCGACTTCACCCCCGGCGTCACCCCGAGCGGGGAGAAGTACGACGCAGTGCAGCGCAACATCCGATTCAACCATGTCGCGATCCTCGATCGTAACTCAAAGGCGCGTGCCGGCGCCGAAGCACGTCTCCGGCTCGATGGGCAAGCAATGAAAATCAAAATCGATGGCCAGGAGTTTGAATACGGCTCTGAGGCACACATCAACAAGTTGGATGCGGACCACAAGTCCGCCGTCAAGGTAGCGACCGATCGCGCCGACAAGGCTGAAGGTGCTCTCGCGGCGGAAAAGGCCCGCGCCGACAAGGCCGAAGCGGAACTGACCCCAGCCAAGATCGATGCGCGCGTCAGCGGCCGTCTGAACCTGCTCAAGTCTGCGGCGCAGTTTCTACCTGCCGAGTACGAGACGTCAGGCAAGAGCGACAGCGATATCCGCAAGGATGCGGTTGTTGCTTCTTACGGAGCCGCTTCTGTCACGGACAAGAGTGATGCCTTCGTGGAAGGCCTGTTCACAGGTCTCACGCGCACGGACGCGCCCGCGCAGTTCTACGCGCCCAAGCCCGGCGAGGTCCGCACGGATGTGGCCGTCACCAACCTCGACAACGACGAGAATTTCAGCGCCCACCTCGCCAAGCTGGCGAAGGGTGAGGGGAGCAAGTAATCATGGCATCATTCATTTCCACGCTCGAAGTCCCGACCGCCGGTCAGGCAGGGCACATCGCCGCGAGCTCCAAGGGCTACACCGGCAGCACGCTGACCCGCGTTGTTGACGCGAATGTCGACGCCGGCCTTGGCGTCACCGGCGGCGCCGTTGCGGGCAAGTCCTGCAAGGTCCCCACCACGGTGGCGGAAGCCAAGGCGCTGCTCGGTGTTCTCTTGGACCCCGAGTTCAAGAACGACGTCAACGCGGCAGCGGATTACCTGCTCGGTGACCAGGCGAGCATTCTCGAAGAGGGCTACGTCTGGGTTCCCGTCGAAGCGGCGGTTGCGGTCGACGGCAAGGTATGCGTCCGCATCACCAGCGATGGCGGCGACAACACCGTTCTCGGCAAGTTCCGCAGCGGCAGCGACTACCCCGCGGGCGGCATCATCGCCACCCCCGTGGCCGTCACGGCTTCTGTCGGCAACACGTACAGCCTCACGCTGCACAACGGCGTCGTCACCGAGACGTACACCCTGAACACGGACGCCACGGCGACCGCGCAGGAAATCGTCGAAGGCCTAGCGGCCCTCATCAACGCCGGCACGGCGTTCGACGCCACCGAGGACAACGCAGCACTGTCGATCACGGCGGTCAACGGCATCCTCGAGATTGCACAGACCAGTCAATTCGTGTTCACCGCCCCGGCGCGCTGTGTGCTGCTTCCCGGGTACAAATTCATCTCCGCCACCGCCGGTGCCGGCGTCGCCAAGGTCCGCGTCCCGGCCAAGTAAAGGACAACCAGGAACATCATGAAGATCGAGATTTTTCAGGGCGGTAACGTCCCCGGCATCGCCCCCGCGGGCGTGCTAGTGCCCCAGGGCGTCCGCCAGGACTCACTGGTGTACCCGCAGGAGCTGACTCAGTTGATGGGGAAGCACCGTACGCTGTACCGCCCCAACTTCTGGCGCGGGATCATCGACGTCGAACCGGTGGCTTCGTGGGCGCACCAGATCGAGGACCGCAAGTACCAGGAGTACATCGAGGAACCCGTCAACTTGACGAACAAGTCCCCGACGCAAGAGCTCCCGATGCCGTCTTTCTCGACGAGCAACCAGTTCCTCAAGATCTACGAGTTCGGCCTCGCCTACGGCGTGTTCGACCGTGATCTGGAGTTGGCGGCCAAGGTGGGCTTCTCGCTCGGTACGGAGAACATCGACGCCTGCAACATGGCTGCGGAGAACTTCCTTGAGGTCATTGCCAGCGTGGGTCACACCGCGAACGGCGTTACGCTCAAGGGTCTCGGCAACCTGGCGGACGTCACCTCGGTGACCGCGGTCACCAAGGCCGGTACGGGCACCACGTGGGCCGTTGCGACCGCGGCGGAGATTGTTGAAGACCTGCATCGCCTGTGCGACGGCGTGATCATCGCCAGCAAACAGCGCGACAAGGCGACGCGGATCGTCATGCCGCTCGCGCAGTGGCAGAAGGCCAACAAGACGCGCACCGACTCTCTCGAGCGCAGCGCCTTGACGATTTTCCGCGCGGAGCGCCCCGGCGTCGAGATCGAGATCTGGGAGCCCCTCGCCACGCAAGGTACCAGCGTCACGCCGTGCGCCATGGCCTGGAATCATCTCAGCCCCTTCCGTCCGAAGATGCTGATGCAGCGTGAGTTGCAGTTCGGTCAGGCGCTTCGCGGTACCAACGGGTACCTGGTGCCCGGCAAGATGGCGACGGGCGGCGTGCGGTGTCTGAACCCCACGAACGTCTGCAAGATGAGCGGTCTCTGAAAATGACCGCAACCCACACCCCGATAGGGGTGTGGGACTAACTCTTCCCCGAGCGCGGCGGGTGCACCGCGGGTGAGTGGTTGGTGGTGGTGATGAAGCCCCGGCGGCGCAAGCCGCCGGGGCATCTCTTTTCCTGGAGCAAAGCGTGAAGCTGAGAGCAAGACTGAAACCCGGCGTGCGTACCGTCATTCTAGGCGGCATCTCGCTGGCGCCCGAATACCCCACTTACTGGAATGTGCCGGCTGACGACTCGGCAGCGGTGGAGCTCCTGGTGGAGAGCGGGCAGGCGGAGTACGAGCCCGAGTTCGCGCGCGCGCCTGGAGGCGAGTTCACGTCTCCTGCACTCCAACAGGTGCAGGTGGCGCAGCGCCCCGCGCCGCAGGGCAAGAACAAGTTCTCCCGCACCCCGCACGGGGGCGGCAAGGCGTGACCGCGACGGTGGCGGGGTTCCTGGTCGAATACCCCGAGTTTGAGCCACTGCATGCGGAGGACGATGCGCTGGTGACAGCGGTGCTCGCGCGCGCAGAGCGCCGCATCGGGTCCGCGTGGCCGGAAGAGGTCCGAGACGACATCGTCTACCTTCAGTGTGCCGACACGCTTGCCCAGACCCCCATGGGGCGGAACGCCAACCTGAGCCAGCCGGGGAAACCGACGACCTACTCACAGGACCTGCACGAGCGCAAGAAAGCGTTCGCCTGCGGGCGCTCGCGCGTGGTCTGATGAACCAGGTGCGCCTGCACATCCGCGATTCTGGCGCGTTGAACCTCGTTCGACGCATCAACGTCGATCTCAACGTGGGCATCCAGCCCGAGGACTTCGACCAGAAGCACGGCGACGGCCCGCTCACGGTGGGTGAGGTGGCCACCATCAACGAGTTCGGCAGCGCCGCTGCGGACATCCCAGCGCGCCCGTGGTTCCGGGGCTGGGTGGGGCTGCACGCCTCGAGGGTGACCGATCAGTTGCGCCGCGCACTGGCGGAGATGGTGCGCACACAACGTTTTGATCCAGGCCCGCTTCAGGTGCTCGCGCAGCGCGCGCAGGCCACCATGGTGGGTCGCATCGCCGCCGGTCAGATCAAGCCCAAGAACGCACCCCGCACGCTGTGGGGCAAGAGCCCCGAGACCCGCCCGCTGGTGGAGACCGGACAACTGATGCGCTCGATCCACGCGAAGGTGGTCACGAAGGGCCTGCTGCGCAGTTTCTGGTCCTTCTCGACCCGAGGGGGCAAGCAGTGACCGTTTCCTTCGGAGACGTCCAAACAGCTATCAAGGCTGCGGTGCAGGGCTGCAACGCCTTCTCGAGCGACGCCGCGGTGACGTGGGTGGACGAGCCACGCCCGGCGGCCAAGACGTTCGCGATCCTCGACATCCTGTACGAGCAGTGCCTGCAGGACCGCAACTGCCATGTGGAGGACGAAGACAGCCCCGGCACCTGGTACTGGCGCCTGTCGTCCCTCTACTACATCCGCGTGCAGGTCCGCTGTGAGAGCATCTTCAACGCACCGAACCATGACGCCAACGTGGCGCTGCACAAGATCCGCGCCGGTCTGCTGAACCCCTCACTCGAGCTCGACAGCGGGGTGGTGGTGCAGCACGACGAGAGCACCTACGTGCACCACATCAGCTTCGCGCACGAGGGTCGCACCATCAGTGCCTATGCCTTCGAGCTCGGCTTCCGTGCCGTCATTGACTTCCCGCTGGACCCCGCCACGTCCGAGGCGACGCCCAACATGCAAACCGTGCGTTTCGCCGAGACCGAGGTGGACACCGGGGAGGACCCCATCCCGGACCTGGACCAGGACGTGGTCCGCCCCTCCTGAAAATGACCACACTGAATTGACCGCACCTACATGTGGTGCTAACCTACTAAAGGCCCAAAAATGAGTATCTCCACGCAAGTCGTCAGTGTCAGCATAATTTTGGGTACCCGCGCGTCCCAGGCGGCATCTTTCGGAACGCCCGCAATATTTTGTGACGCGCCGGTCTCCGGCGGCACGCTCTACGAGCTCTCTAGCGAAGGTCTCGCGGCCATGGTCACGGACGGCTTCGCCCTCACTGACCGAGGGTACCTGCTCGCGTCCAGCATGGCATCGCAAGAGCCCCACGCGGACCAGGTGCTCGTGTACAAGCGCGCGGCGCTCACGACCAGCGTCCTGGACTTCACGCCGCTCTTGACGACCGAAGGCTTGGTCTATTCGTTCACGCTCACCTATAAGGGTGTCGAGAGCGACATCAGTTACACCGTGCCGGCTGCGGCCACGGTCAACAGCATCTGTGATGCTCTCGAGATCCTGATCGATGCCAGCCTCGCGGGCATCGCGGGCGCGGCGGTGGCGCCCGACAGCGCGACGGCCACCAAGCTCACGTTCACCGGCGCCACGCCGGGCGAGCCTGTCATGATCTCCGGGCACAACCCGCGCCTGATCAAGCTGCTCGACGCGAGCACGGACGCCGGCATCGCGACGGACCTGGCCGCGGCCGCAAGTGACCACAGCTTCTACCGCTTCGTGATCGACTCGTTCAGCGAGGCCGAGAACAATGCGGCGGCGGCGTGGGCTGAGGCCAACGGCAACCCCTTCTTCGCGCACAGCGCCGACACGACCAACATCGCCGACGCGGCGGGCACGGGCGTGGGCAACGATTTCTTCGGCAACCTCTACGATGACGCCTCGGTGTGGCACTCGAACGACATGCCCGGAAACCTCGCGGCGTGCATCGTGGGGCGCCAGAGCGCGCTCGACCCCGGCACTAGCGGTTACCACTTCAAGCAGCTCTCGGGCGTGACCGCCGACGCGCTCACGGCGACGCACATCGCGAACGCCAAGGGCAAGAACGTCAACGTGTACGCGCTCAACGATGGCACGGCGCACACATGGTTCGGTCGAGCCTCGTCGGGCCGCTCGCTGCGCATCAACGACGCCATCCACTTGCTGGATGCGCGCATGCGCGAGGCTGTGCTCGCCGTGTTCCTCAGCAACGAGTACGTCCCCATGAGCGACACCGGGTTCGCCATGCAGGAGGCGGCGGTCCGCGGCGTGCTCAGCAACTTCCAGTCGCAGGGCATCATCGAGCCGAACTTCACGGTCACCGTGCCGCGCGCGTCCACGCTCAGTGCAGCGGACAAGGTCGCGGGGCTGCTCAGCAGCATCAAGTTTGCGTGTGTGATGCCCAATGACATGCAAAAAACAGTGATCCAGGGCGTCGTCTCATTCTGATGAAAATGACCGCACGTCATTCTCGAAAGGCAGTCATTTACTAAATGTCACGTCTGGCCGTATACGAATCAAAAGTTGTCTCGGTCGTCTTCGCCGGCATCGCGCTGGGCGACGGTCGCGCTGACCCGTTCTTCAAAATCTCCGCCAACGGTCCCGGGTACGTGATCGAGGGCCCCGGCGCCGACGGCCACGTCGCGTTCTGCGGCACGAACAACGACGTCTACAACATCTCGTTGTCGTTCAAGGGCACGTCCGCGGAGCACGCGAAACTGACGGCCATCCACATCGCGGATCGCCAGGCCTCGAACGGCGCAGGCATCGCTCCACTCCTGTGCAAGGACGCCAACGGCAGCACGATCATCATGACCGACCGCTGCCGCATCATCGGCTTCCCGGAGCAGAGTTTCGGCATCACCAAGCCCGATGTGTCTTGGGAGCTCATCGCGATCATCGAGCCGGGACAATTTATTTTGGGCGGGAATTAGCATGAAGCACCTGACCAAAGCCAACGCGGCCAAGGCATTCGGCATCGCAGTCGTACTCGCCACGGCGTTCGGGCTCTACAGCCCCTCCCCGGCGCCCGCGCCGAAGTGCGAGCCCTGCCGCTGTGGCACCACGGTGTCCGGCGACGCGGGGGTCCAGTAGTAATGCGGGTTCTCCTACTCGCCCTCTGCTTCGTGGCGTGCAGCGCCGCGCTACCCCCGGCGAGCCGGGCTCTGTGCTACGCGGCGGCTGACCTCTACGCGCAGGCGCGCGTGGACCGGGAGTGCCGCATCGGTGACGCCGGCGTGGACATCTCCGAGTGCCCCTCGCGGGACGAGATCCTGGAAGAGTTCCAGAAGAGCCAGGAGGCCTGCAAATGATGGGGCTCGTACTGGCCATCGCCAGCCTGGCGGCGCCCGTGCGCGAGGTGGTCACCGAGTTGGTGTCCGCCCTACGCAGCGGCGACGCCCCCGCGGCGCGCCGCGCGCTCGAGGCCGCACTCCGCCTTCAGTTCATCGCCCGCAACACCAAACCCACCGCCAAGAAGTGACCGCACAGGACCACCACCATGAAAGAGTTCAAAGTCGGGGAGACCAACTTCCGAGTTAATCGCCTCAAGGTGAAGACCAGCCTCGCCGGCCTCAAGCTCGTCGGCAAGGTGCTGATGCCAGCGCTCGCAGAAGCGCACAACGCCCCCGCGGGACAGGTTGGCAACGCCGTCGCGCGCGCCGTCGAAGGCCTCGACTGCCTGCCGGAACTGTTAGACATCTTCACGGCCAAGGCCGAGTTCATGAGCGACTCGCGCCCGAACTGGACGCAACTCGCGCCGTTCGTCGAAGACGTCTTCGGGGGCCGCCCCGACCACGTCGTGCAGTTCCTGGTCGAGTGCGTCCAGGGGGAGTACGGCGCTTTTTTAGACGGGTCCGGCCCTCTCGCGGGGCTGCTGAAGAAAATGCCGACCCCGCCGCAAGCCGAGCCGGCCGTCTCGAGCTCCCCGAAGACTACCTGATCGACGAGTGGGCAGTCTGGCGAATCGTCACGAGTGAAGAGATGCGAGGCCAGTCTGCTCACGAGATCTTCGAGCACTGGGACATCGATCGCGTGGACGACGCCAATTGCATCCTCGACGCCATGGGTGACGCCAAGGCGCGCATGAACGCGGCCGCGGAAGCGGCCGCCAAGCAACAGCAGGGTCGGTGATGGTCTCCCTCTACGTCGTAACCAACAAGACGAACGGCAAGCAGTACGTCGGAATGACGTCACTGCCTGCAGAGCAACGTTGGGCCTGTCATCTGTCGGAGGCAAGAAACGGCGGCGTGCGCGTGTTTTGTCAAGCGCTGCGCAAGTACGGAGAACAAGGCTTCGACTGGCAAGTGGTGGCTAGCGCCAGAACTCCCGAGGACGCGGCGGCCAGCGAGTGCGCGCTGATCCAGCAATACAAGTCTGCCTACAACATGACGGCCGGCGGGGACGGCGTGGCCGGGTTGCATCCGGCAGCACGTGCACGTAAGGGTGCGGCTGTTGCAGCCAGTTGGGAAGATCCCGCGGTGAGGGCTGCGCGCATGGTTGGGCAGCAGATTGCGGCAAAGAGAGTAGACCAAAAGGCAAAGGGTCGGAAGATCTCCGCAACGAAGAAGCTCGGCGTGGAGAAGACCCGGGCGCAAGCGAAGGCGCGCTGTGAGGCCGACGGCAACGCTCAGATTCGCGCAGCATTGGCAACACGTTGGGCGAGTCCGGAAGCTCAGAACTACGACAAGTCGTTCTTCGGAAATGAGCAGTATCGGGAGACGCAACGCACCAACTCGTTGCGAGTGTGGCGCGACCGGCGCGTGAAGAAAGCCGTTCTGGCCCGGGAGATGGCGTTTTGAGCCTCAGGGATATCTTTGTCCGGTTCGGCGTCGACATCGATCAGTCCCCACTGATCGAAGCGCAGAGCAACGTCGCGCGACTGGTCGTCAAGTTCAACCAGCTCCAGCGCATCGCCGGCTTCGCGCTGGCGGCGCTCTCGGTGCGCGCGCTGACGGACAGTGCGGACGCCTGGTCTCAGATCGAGAACCGCATCCGCAACGTGACGACCACGACGGACGAGTTCACCACGGCCCAGCGCGGCGTGGTGAAGATCGCGCGGGACACGTACACGCCTGTCGAGGACGTGACCGAGCTCTTCCAGAGGTACTCGCTGGTCACCAAGCGGCTGGGGCTCGAGCAGGAAGAGGTCATCGACTTTACGCACCGCCTGAACCAGGCCACGATTCTGAGCGGCGCCACCGCCAGCGAGTCGCGCGGGGCGCTCATCCAGTTGGCGCAAGGCATCGGCACCAACTTCAAGGCGAGCGGGCAAGAGATCCGCTCGATCCAGGAGCAGGCGCCCGAGCTCGCCAAGATCATCGCGCGGGCCGCCGGCGGCACCGAAGACCAGCTCATGTCGCTCGCGAAGAGCGGCAAGATCACCTCGGAGCTCGTGGTGAAGGCCATCCGCGACGCTGGTCCGGAATTGGACAGGGCGTTCGCGAAGCGGACCCCAACTTTCGAGAACATCAAGACGCGCTTCGCCACTGAGTGGCTCATGCTGATCAAGCAGATGATGCCGTTTTTCACGATGCTCATCAAGCATCTTGGTGACTTGGTCCAGTGGACACAGGAGTGGATCGAGAAGGGCGAAGCGATGAACACGTTCATCGCGCTAGCCATCATCGTGGTGGGCGCGTTGACGGTTGCGTTCGGAGCGCTGGCAGTCAACTTGCTGCTGACGCTGGCGCCGTTCATCGCGCTGTACCTGGTGCTGCAAGACTTCGTCACGTTCATGCGTGGCGGCGACAGCATCATCGGACGCTTCTTCGAGAAGATCTTCGGCGAGGGTGGTGCCGAGAAGGCGCGTCAGGCGATCGGCGAGGTTTGGGAGTCGGTCAAAGACTTCTTCTCGTGGCTGGGAGATCCAGCACGACAATCCGCCACGTGGAAGAACTTCTACGACTCCGCTGTCGAGTGGGTTGGCAAAGCCGTGGAGTACGTCCAGGCAAAGATCGAACACCTCGGATATGCCCTTCGGGACACGTTGCGTTTGGCTTTGGGCGACAAGGTCGCTGATTTTCTAGGCATCGCCAAACTAGGTGCTGTTGACAAGCCGGACGAAGGACACAACGCAGAGAACCTTTCTCCGGTTCTAGCTGACAGCAGGTATGAGCAAGGCTCTCCTGCCTTCAAGGCAGAGGCACGAATCGACAACATGAAGTCGTTCGATTTGCCTGAGATGATCAAGAGTTGGAGCAGTCGGGCAAACGACACTGTCAACGGGTGGCTGGGATCCTCTGACACCACAACCAATATGAGGAACCACGGGGGGATGTTTCGCGAGCCTGAGGTGAGCGTAAACAACAGGCCCTGGGGTGTGCCGGGCAGCGCTGGCAGTGTGCCTTGGGGCGGTGCCGCACCAACCATCAACAACAACATCGTCGTGCAAGGTAGCGCCACACCAGAGGTGTCGAGAGATATTGCCAACCGGGCAGGTGACGCTGTTGCTCGCGCAGCAATCGCGGACAGGGGTAGGGACGCCATCGGGGCTTCGTTCGGGGTGGCGCAGTAATGGCTTCTGAATCCAGAGTCGAAAGTCTGTTCTCGTGGCAGGACGCCTCGGGCAACACCAGCACGTTGGACGTGGACGTGGTGATGACCGCCAACGACACGCGCGAAGCGAAACTGACCGACCACGTGGTGGAGACCGGGGCCGTCATCACAGATCACGTGGTGATCCAGCCGGAGTCACTGTCACTGGACCTGGTGGTCACGCAGACACCCATGACTGCGGGCAACGGCTTCACCATGACCTCAGGAGAGATCTCGGCGCCGGGGCAGAAGCTGAAGGCCCAGACGCACCCCATCAAGGTGCAGCCTAGCGCGTTCCAGCCGGGCGGGTTCCTGTTACTGTCGACAGGCCTTCGCGGCGCGATCAGCAGTCTGCTCGGCGCGGCCGGCGGCAATTCGGACCAGATGTCGGGCAGCAAGGTGGAGACCACAGCGTCGTCGTTGCGCGTGTCCACGCTGCAGAGTGCCAGCGCAGTGGATCGCGTGGGCGATGTGCACGACCGTCTCGTTGAGATCATGAACGGCGCTCTGCTCGTGACCGTGTCCTTCAAGGGAAGGCTTTACATCGACTATTTGCTCACCAAGGTGGAGTTGCTGCAGCAGGCGGGCAAGGCGGGCATGGGCACCTTCAAAGTGACCGCACGCGCGTTCCGCACGGTCACTGGCACGACCGTGTCGCTACCCGACCCCGCGGACTTCCGCGCGCTGCCGAAGGTGAACAAAGGCAACAAGCCATCGGCAGTCGGACCCATTCATGGTCCGCCCCCGCCCCCGGTCAGTGACCTCGCCAAGGCCACCGACCGTGTCAACACAGGCATTGACCAGTGGAAGAAAGCCTTTTGGCCCTAAATGGCTATTCTAGTAGTCCCCACACTAACTGACGGTACACCCCACTACGTCTTCCGCACGCAGTTGGAGGGAACCGACTATCAGTTCACCTTTCGTTTCGGCGAGCGCCGAGGTGGGTGGGTGTTCGACTTGGCTACGCTCGACGGCGTCGCCATCCTGACAGGACAACTGGTCACCATTGGTACAGACCTGTTGCGTCGCGCCGCAATGCCAGAAAGACCGCCAGGGAAACTGACTGCGTGGTCCGTCGTGCGAGACAGTCAGTCGTTTCGCAAACTGCCCGGATTGTACGATCTAGGTCCGAGCGGGCGTTGTCAATTGTACTACACCGAGTCAACCACAGCTGCTGAGAACACCGCAGATGGCATCACCTTCGAGGACGGCCTGTGACACTGTCCAAGGACACCCTCTTCCGCCGCAGCTTTCGCCTGACCGTGGGCGACAAGCAGTTTGGCAGCGAGGACGAGCTCCGCCCGCTGTCGTTCACGTTCAACGTGCAGCGCGACCGCACGCTCACGCCGAACAACGCCAACGTGCTCATCTACAACTTGTCGGAGGACACACGCGCTGAGCTCGAGCAACTATCCGGCGGCTTCGGGCAGGGCTCCGGCACCGTGCGCGCCAAGAAGTTGTCCGTCACGAATCCGAAGAAGCCTAAGAAGCCCAAGGCTGGCGTGGCCTTCGCCCCGCAGGACGGCGGCGTCACCGTGCGTATCGAAGCCGGTTACGGCGATCGTGTGGGGCAGGTGTTCTTCGGCATCCTGCGCAAGGTGTCCTCCTGGCGCCAAGGCCCTGACTGGTTGACGCAGATCTCGGGTGGAGACGGGGAGCGCAGCATCACGACGGCCAAGATCAGCCGCACCTTCCCGAAGGGCACCCCATTGACGTCGGTGGTCAAAGCACTGGTGACCACGCTCGGGGTAGGGGAGGGCGGTCTCAAGAACACTCTCGCCGCGCTCGAGGTGGGTGGGTTTCTCGCGGGAGGCCGCACGCTGCCGAAGGCGATCACCATGCACGGCGACAGCGCCACCAATCTCGAGCAATTGATGCGCTCGGTGGGCATGGGGTGGAGTGTGCAGGATGGCGCATTTTACGCAGGCCCAGTCGGTACCGCCACGGTGCCGGGGACAGGCCCACTACTGACGCCAGAGACAGGGCTTATCGACACGCCGCAGATCGACAAGTTCGGCAAGGTGACAGGCAAAAGCCTCTTGAATGCGGACCTCTTGCCCGGCAGGGTATTCCGAGTCGAGAGCACGCGCGTGACGGGCAACTTCATCGTCGAGAAGACCCAGCACACCGGCTCCAGCAACGGGCAGGACTGGTACGTGTCGTGGGTGGGCACGCCGCCAGCGGCGGGCAGTAGGGCGGCATCGCTATGAGTGACATCAACGATCCGGACTGGACCGAGATCCTGCGTGCGGTGCAGGACCAACTAGCGGAACGCATTCACACGTCCTGCCCCGGCATCGTCAAGAGCTACGACAGCACCACGCAAGTGGCGTCCGTCCAGTTGGCGGTGCAGCTCAAGGGTGAAAACGGAGAGATGACTACCGTGCCGGTGCTGGACGACGTACCTGTGTGTTGGCCCGGCGGGGCCTCGGGCGGCCTGCACGTGCCGCTCGCCGCCGGCGACACGGTGATGGTGCTCTTCAGCGAGAGCGACTTCTCGGGCTGGTGGGACACGGGCAGCGTGAGCGCCCCCAAGATGCTGGCGCGGCACGACCTGAACGCCGTCGCCATCCCCGGTCTGCGGCGCGAGGGCTCGCCCATGGCAGTCACTGGAGGGCACGTGACGCTCGCGCACAGCAGCGCCGTGCACCTGGGCAGCGATAGCGCCAGCGACCCGGTCGCGTTGAAGACCCCGACGCAGGCTGGAATGACTGACTTGCTCGATCTCATCATCAGCGCCGCCGGCAGCATCACAGCGCCCGGCGGCGGACCCGCATTCGTGGCTGCGCTCAACGCCGCCAAGGTCGCTTACGTGGCTGGGCTCTCCGTCGGAGCCACGAAAGTAAAGGCCACGTGACCAGCACCCCGCCAGTAGTAAAGGAAGTGGTACCCATGGGATTCATCAAATCGATGCTACGCAACGCCGTGGCGGACTGCGCAGCAGTGCTCGCTTTCGGTATCGTGCTGGCCTTCCTGTGGTGGGGGCCCAAGTGACGTTCTTCCGCGGGTTTCCAGTTCTCGGCGATCTCGAGCTCACCGACGACGGGCGGGACTTCGTACTCGTGGGCGCGGCCGAGAAGGTGCGCCAAAACATCAAGGTGCGCGCCGCCACGTACAAGGGGTCCTGGCGATATGACCTCAACGTAGGTATGCCCTACTTCGACGAGATCCTGGTGGCGGGCGCCTCGGTGGAGCTCGTTCGCCGCCGGTTCTACGAAATGCTCATCCAGACCCCGGGGGTGATCAGCGTGCGGAAACTGACCCTACGTGTCGACAAAACGACCACAGATGCTACCCTATATGTGGACTTCGCAGTGGTGACGGACGGTGCAGTGATTACAGACACCCTTGATTTCGTGGCGGCGGCAGCGTGAGCGGCCTGACAGCCGAAGGCTTCGAGCGAGCTCTCCAGGAGGAGATCGCCGCCGACATCGCCACCGATTTGCGCGGGACCATTTCGGCACAGCTCGACGTGTCGGAGTCGACGGCGATCGGCAACATCGTGCGCATCTTCGCGGACCACCTGGCGCAGGCCTGGGAGGTCCTCGAGGAGGCCGTCAATGGCTTCGACCCCGACAACGCCACGGACGCCCGCCTGGTTGCGCTGAGCCTACTGACGGGCGTCACGCGCGACGGGGAGAGTAAGGGTCTCTGCACGTGTACCGTGAACCTGGACGCCAGCGAGACGTACGCCGCCGGCGACCTGGTCGCGCACGTGGTGGACGAGCCCGCCAACCGCTGGGTGAATCGCGACGCCGTCGTCAGCACCACGGCAGGCAACTACTCGGCGGTGTTCGAGGCAGAGAGCGCGGGCAGCGAGTTCAGCGCGGCCGCCGGCACGCTGACGATCATCGCGGGTAGCGTGGCGGGCTGGAACAGCGTCACGAACGCCGCGGATGCCACGCCCGGCAGTGACGTGCAGGACATCGAAGACCTGCGCGCGGAGCGCGAGGCGAGCCTGGCGCGCGCCGGCAGCGGTACCCTGGACGCCATGCGCGCCGACGTGCTGCAGGTGGACGGCGTCGAGCAGGTGCTGGTGGAGGAGAACACCACTGACGCGACGGTGGGCGCGCTGTCGCCGCACAGCTTCCGCGTGGTGGTGTGGGACGGTGACCCCGGTGCAGCCGATGACGACGAGATCGCGCAGGCCATTCACGACACGCGCCCGGCAGGTATTCCAGCCCTTGGCGGCGAGAGCGGCACGGCGACGAAGGCCGACGGCACCACGACCAACGTCGCGTTCGAACGCGCCACAGCGGTTCCCATCTTCGTGGACGTCGAAGTGGTGTCTGCCGTTGGCGTGGCCGCTGAGGACGTTCAGAACGCCATCCTCGAGGCTGTTGCCACTCTGGGCGTGGGCGACGACGTCATCTACTACAAGATCCTATCGGCCGTGTTCGCTGTGGACGGCGTGGACGACGTCACTTTCGTGCAGACCGGCATCGCGGCAAGCCCGAGCGGCACCGCCAACATCTCAATCGACTCGGACGAGATCGCGACCTTCGATGCGTCAGACATCGTCGTGACTGGAGACGCATCCTAAAATGACCGCACTCGATTTTGCTTTGATCCAGAACTACACGAACGGCATCAACGCGCCGATCGCCAGCGAGGCCGGGTACACCGTGCACGTGGACGCGGCAGGCACCAACCTGGAGTACCACCCGCAGCAGCAGATCATCGCAGGCAGCGGTACGTGGGACGGGAAGTCGCCGGTGATCCTGGTGACCGGCAGTGGCGCGCGCAGCATCACGTTACCGCTACCGTCTGCTAGCGGACGTCGTGACGTGCAAATCCTAGACGTAGAAGGCACGTCCGACCCAGGCACCATCACTGCCGTGCTTACAGGCGCAACGTTGGCGACAGGCGGAACTGCCTCAATGACATCCAACTACGCACGCATGGCGTTGGTTTATGTCGGCAGTACCGTTTGGATGTCATTCTGAGGCTTCGAAAGGATCTTGGATACATGGCACGGAACACTACTCGGCGCGATCTCAACTCTGGCAGGAGTGGTGACAGTCCTGTGGAAGCAGACAAACAGCCTGCGCAAGCAGCTCGATCGTCTTCACGAAGAGCACAAGGACGACATCAGGGAACTGACACAGGCGTCACTAGAGTTGGGTCTGTCGGTAGTTGCCCGCGCGCGACCGCGGGCTGGCTCCGGGAAATCGCTGCCGCCGTCCGGGGGGAGCTCGCCCGATGAGTCTTCCGGCTGAAGTTCTTGACGCCGTTCGGCGCGGCGCGGGTGTCCGCACGATCACGTTCGGTGTCATCCACACCGAGGGCGACGGCGTGAACAACGACACTAGCGCGGCGGCGATCCGCGCGTGGCACCGCACCGGGAACGGCTGGAATGACATCGGATACCACTTCTGGATCCGCATGAACGGGCTCGTGGAGCTCGGTCGCCCACTGGAACTGGTGGGCTCGCACGCTAAGGGCTTCAACACCAACAGCACCGGGATCGGACTGGCCGGGGACGGGGACATCCGCGACTTCACGCTCGCGCAGTACGACAGTCTGTTCGAGTTGTGCTGGGCGTTGCAGAAGCGTTTCGGCATTCCCTGGGCGCATTTCATTGGCCATCGCGAGGTGGTGCTGTTCGGTGCCCCTGACCCGAAGAAGACCTGCCCCGGCAAGCTGGTGGACATGAACCGCTTCCGCGCCATGCTGGCGGAGCCGCGCTGATGGCACTCACCGCCATCACCGGCAACGAGCACTTCCACGCAGCGCTCGTGAAACTCGTGGGCCCTTTCTGGGGGCGTCCGCGCATTGCCAGCCTGCTGCTCGCAATGACGCGCAGGGTGCAAGAGCTCGAGGACGCCGCGTGGGAAGTGCTCGAGATCCACCACATCGACAACGCCGACACGGCGCGACTGAACGTGCTGGGACGCATCGTAGGCCAGCCGCGTTTCTGGGCCGATGATGAGATCTACCGAGCTGTCATCCGCGCTAAGATCGCGGCCAACAAGTCGCGCACTCTGACGGATGACCTGATCAACGTCATCCACATCGCGACCGGTAGTACACCTGAGATTCAGGTGCACCATTACTCACCCGCCACGATGGCAGTGTTGCCGCACGAGGCGTTCACCGAAGCAGAGATTGAGGCGCTGATCTTCCTCCTGCCGAGGACCAGGTCGTTGGGCGTGCGGATGCATGTGTTCATCAGTCACATCGATGACGGAGACTACGACTACGAATCAACGGGCATTGACCTGGACGACACCACCGACCCGGGGAGCGTTGACCCCGGACTATTTGACGTAAGGATTCTATGAGCATCACCATCCCCCGCGAATGGGCTAGCGACAACAACTACACAAATGGTAGCGCCGTAGGCACCCCCACGAAAGTGGACCCGGGTGTTGCGCTCAGCTCCGAAGGCTTCGTGCCCGGTCGTGCAGGCGCACAGCACCTCAACTACGTGTTCAACCAACTCACTAAACCACAGAAGCGCCAGGCCGGCGTCGTCAACCTGCGCCTACGCGAGATGAGACTGGCTGGTACCACGATCGACGACACTGGCGCCAGTATGGCCGCGTGGCACGCTAGCAACGCAATCTCACAAGGCCTTCAGACGTTGGCCTTGAAGTGCAATTCCACAGGGGTGATCGAGTCCTACGACTGCGACTACTTTTCGCTGGGAGGGACGCTCGCCAGTATCACCAGTTTGGTTACTGATGCTGCCGACAACGGGGCCGCCACGCCGCGGGTGATTGCGGTAGGTACCGGTGGCAACAACAATTGTTTTTCAGATGACTGGGGCCAGACGTGGACTGCCGGCGCGGCTATTGGAGGTGTGCCGCAGACGATCGTTTATGATCCGTCCTCCGCACGCTTCCTGTGCAATCGTTCCACCGGCGCCCTAGTGCACTTCAGTGCGAACGGCACAGCGTGGTCGAGCGCCAGCACCAGCCTAGACTCAACGCAATCCGGCATGGCGGTGCTCTCCAACGGCACGGTAGTGGTGTGCGGTATCGACGGAGGGTTGTTCCCCAAGTTCAGCAGGTCCACCAACGGCGGCACGTCGTGGTCGGATGCCAGTGGCTCCGTCGACACCGCGTCAATCACAGCGGCCAATGCTGGGTGGGTCGCTGGCAACGGCGGGGACACCATTTGGCACGTCTTCGCGTACGCCGGAGGCACAAGTTTGCGGGTGAGCTCGAGCACGGACGGCAACACGTGGAGCACTGTACGCAACATCACGCTGGCGGATGACGGCTTCCCACTGTCATCTGCATTGCCAGACAGTAAGGTCAGACTACTCGTGTGTAAGAACACAGGTCTCATGGTCATTCTGTGCCCCAACTCATTGTTCGCGGTGAACACGACAGCTATTGCCAGCCAGGACGGGGGGCTCACGTGGAGCTCACCAATGGTGTTCCCTGGCAACACAGTGGCCGCATTCGGGATCGCCAACGGGAAGCTGTATTTCACGAGGGGCAGCCAGGTGTACCAGTCGGACGGCATAGATTGGCCATAAAGATTTGACCGCACCGGTCGATCAGATCAATATGAGTCTGATGACCCTTTCCACGCGATACGCCGCTCTACTCGGGGCGGCGTTTCTTTTTGGATGTAGTGCCGCAGGCGACAAAGAACCACAGCCACTGAGGTTGCAGGCCAATGAAGACCGCCCCGGTGTCGTCGAAGCAGCGGCAGCGCGCTGGACAACTGCAACGGGTGTGCCTGTGGAAGTGGCGGGGGGCGGGGTGCCGGTGGTGTTTCTGCAGCAGGTGTTCGACCTGGACAGGGAACTGTGTGGGGGTTTGGTCCACAAGATGTCCGGGCGGTTGGTGCGCATTGAGATCGCCACAGAGCCGTCGGGGTATTGCTCAGGCGGGTCCCTGATGCACGAGCTCGGCCACGCACTGCTGATGCACCGGGGCCACACCGCGCACGAACACGTTGAAGCCGCGGGGCACCTGCTGTCGGCACCCAGCAACCCAACTACCTGGATTGACGAGATGTCCCTCGAGTTCGTCTGTACGCGGATTGCGTGTGGACTATTCAATCCCGAGACGGGCGAATAATACTGGCGCCGCAGTCCCGTGTCTGCCACAGTCAAAGTGACCGCACCAATCACCGCCCCGGAGGACCCATGCCCCGCACCACCCGCAGCAAAAAGACCACAACCATTGAAGGTAGCATCCCCGTCAACAAGCTGAAAGCCGTGGTGCAGGCGCTATTGCCAGAAGAGGCCCCCTGGGAATCAGAGCAGATCACCATCAAGCTGACCGTGCGTGTGCCGACCGGAGGCGATTGGTCGGGCGTGCCGCTTGCCGTCGGCCCGGGCGGTGTGAACGTTGACTTCGAGGCCACGTGGGTCGAGACCGCTGAGGAGGAAGCGTGATCAGCAACAGGTTGCTGCCGCACGGCGACGAGATATCCCTACGCACGTGGCGCCGCGAGTCCGAGAACACACTGTTCGCGCGGTACTACGGATACACGTACCCCACCGCCGGCTGCCACGGCGCGCCGCTCGAGAAACCCTGCCCCTGCATGATCGAATGGGTCAAGGGCACGAAGCACAAGGCCGCCGGCTGCAACGGCTGCAACGGCACCGGCCGCATCCGCCTCGACGCCCCGAACCGGAGGGATGTGCCGTGAGACACAACGTGATTCATATCCGCACGTGGCTGAATTACGACATTCCAATGCGTCGTGAGAAGCACCCGACTCGCCCCGAGTTACCGGCGTACCACAACCCCAATCTGAATCTATGGTTGGTGGATCGCACAGGAGAGGGTGCGGGCTGGACGTTTTATCCTGAAGGTCTTCTGTGGGGTACTGGCTCAACACCGGACAACGCCTTCGAGAGGCTGCTGGCCTCATTAGAATGTGAGATTCACGGTCCGTATCCCGACCCAGTCAGAGCGCAACGCGCGGCCGAACTGATTGCAGATTTGGAGACCTACTAGTGGTCACCAACGTCGCTCTGATCCGCGCCGCGTACGAGCGCCCCACCATCAGCGCGAGCCGACTCAAATCGGTTGGCGGCGAGAAGGGCAAGCCCGGCTGTGAACGCAAACTCGCTGGCCACTACCTGTTCGGTCTAAAGCAGGCCGAGACCGACGCCCTGCGCGGCGGCACAGCGCTGCACGAGGCGGGAGAGGTGCTCCAGGCAACAGGGGAGGTCCCCAACCCCGAGAGCCCCACAGGGCGCATTTTGCGCTCCGGCGCGCACCTGATCAGTCAGTGCGGCGACATGCTGGTGGAGTACGAGCACGTGGGCACGCTCCCGGACGGGAGCCCGTACCTGGCGTTCCTGGACGGGCACCTCGAGCGCGCGGACCCGCTGCTGGGTAGCATGGTCTACAACGACTTGAAGACCTGCGGCAATCCGGCGTACGCGCTGGTGGCAGATGACGACAGCGATTACGCGCTGAAGAAGGACATCCAGGTCATGAAGTACGCCTGGATCCTGTTGTGCGACGCGCACTGGTACTGCCCGCCGCTGCCGAGCCCCACCGAGGAGTGCGGTTGTGATGGATGGGGAACCGGCTGCGCGGCGGTGGTCTCCGGGCCCATGTGCGGCCCCAAGCACTGGCGCTGGTGGGACCCGGTCGCCAAGCACGCCCGTGTGGGCCGCCCGCGCTGGCTGTACTTCCTGACGAAGGGCAACCCACGCGCCTGGGAAGTGACCGCATTCGTGTCGCCCGCAGAAGCGACAGCATTCATGCACAACACCATCCTGCCGCTGGTCGCGCGCATCAACGCCATCCACGAGTGGCACTACGCCAATCCGTCTGCTAGCCTGAATGACTTCGACCGCAACTTCGAGGCCTGCCGCAAGTCGGGCATGTGGTGCGGCGTCGGTGAAGCATACGCCTGTAACTTCGAAGAACTCGGAACCCCCATCCTCGATCTCATCCAACTGAAAGTACGACCAAAAATGACCCCACAAGAACGACTCAATGCCCTCATGAAGAACCGCGCCGCTGGCGTCAACACCGGCGTGACGGAGCCCAAGACGGACCCAAAAGTGACCGCACCGCCTGGCGCAACGCCCGCGCCCGCTGGCGCGGCAACATCCGCCACGGCACAGCCGCAGCCAACTGCTCCGGCGGAGTCTGTGGCGGTTGTGGCCGAACCCTCGCAAGATTCGGCACCCAGTGCCGCCTCTGCGCCCTCGGCTGAGCCCGCCGCCCCCAAGCGCTCCCGCGGACGCCCGCCGAAGCCCCCGGTCGCACCCCTGGGTGCGGGGGTCAACCCGCCTGAGGTGGTGGACGCGCTGGCCACGCTCGCGCTCGAGGCGGACTGCACGAAAGTGACCGCACCGGTGGCGGCGCCCGCCGCGGTACCCACCACGCCCCCGCCGCCCGCGTTCTTCGACGCGGTCAGCACCGAGCGCATCCTGGCCGAGCTCTTCCGCCGCGTGCGAGGTGCGCTGTGATCGTCGAGACGAAGCAGGGGATGCGGTACAATCACCCGAACGCAGAGGTGGTCGAGACGAAGGACGACGGCGATTTGTGGCTGACTGACAAGGACGCCGGCTTCGTCGCGCTCTACCCCAAAGGCTCGTGGGAACGTTGCTACGATCCCGAGGAGGTGCAGTCATGACCACCTGCGCGGATCGTCAGATCACCGTTCGGGTGGAGCAGGAGCACATCGATCGCGGCGAACGGAAGCAAAGTAGTTGCTGCGCAGTGGCACTGGCCATCAAGGAACAGGTGCCGGGCGTGGTCGATGTGGAAGTGGATTGCGTCATCTGTTTCCAAACAGACGACGGCGAAAGCTACTCGATGACCGCCTCCGAGGAAGTCAGCAAGTTCATCGACGATTTCGACAATTGTCAACCGGTGGAACCCTTTCAGTTCAAGATCGACCTGGAAGAGTGTCGCTACGTCGAAGAAGAGTACGAGGACGACGAGGACTGCGAGGACGAAGAATGATCGAAGCACTCTGGGCGCTCTACATCCTGGTAGCACTTCTCACGGCTCAGGTGGGCTCGAAAGGCGGCGCCAACGGGTTTATTGCCTGCTGTGTGCTCGGAGCAGCGTGGCCATTTACCTGGCTGGTTGCGATCGTGGTCTTCCTCTCCCTTCCGCCTGATTGAAGCATGACACCAGAGGCCATCGCGGCGGCGCTGACAAATATTTACCGCACTCCCACTGGCACCATGGCCCTGCGTCCCGTGCAGGGCCTGTGTCTGCTGGCCGCCAGTGGGGGCGGTCTCTTCACGAATGCGTCGGTAGGCCTGGGGAAATCATTGATCTGCGCCATTGCGCTGGCGGTCATCGGCGGCGCGCGTCCCCTCATCCTGACGGAGGCGTCCAACATAAGGCAGATGACTGATGACCTGGAGCGCTTCCGGCTCCACTGGCAGATCCCCACCAAGTACTTGCTCGAGAGCTACGAAACGCTGGGCCCCGAGAGCGGTGCCCATTTGCTGGACAATTACAACCCGACGTGCCTGATCCTGGACGAATCCCAGAAGGTGAAGGCCGTCAAGGAGAGCTCGCGCGCGCGCCGGGTGGACCGGTGGCGGCAGGCCCACCCCGACGTGCCGCTACTGGCACTATCGGGCAGTCCCGGCGATCAGTTCGCCACGTACGCGCACATGCTGCTGTGGGCGGTGCCGGCGCTGCGTGCGGACCGCGGAGGGCCCATTCCCATCAGTGAGGACGGGAGGCCCGAGGGGCGGGAGTTCAAGGAGTTCTGCAAACGCCTCGAGGAGGACGACGCCTTCCACACGAAGACGTGGGACATCATCCGCAACACGCCCGGCATCGTGATCAGCGCGGAGACCTACACCGACAAGCCGCTGCACATCAAGCACACTGTCATGCCGATGCCCCCGGAAATGGAGAGCCATTGGGACCGCCTGCGCAAGGACGGCGAGGCCCCCGACGGCTGGAAGCTGGACAGCGGCATCGGCGAGCAGTGGGGGCTAGCGCGCTGCTTCAGCAACGGCATGTTCTACGAGCACGTGCCACGCCCGCCGCAGGACTACCTCGACAAGCGCAAGGCGTGGTTCGGCATGTGCAACACGCTCATCCAGGACGACAAGGCCCCTGGCGGCCCCTGGGACACACCCGGGCAGATCTCCAAGGCCGTCGTGGCGGGGCGGCTGCCCTCGGGCCCGTACCGCGAGTGGCTGGCCGTCAAGGACACCTACCGCCCGGTGACCACCACTACCTGGCTGTCCCGCGCCGCGCTCGACTGGGCCAAGGAGTGGGGGACAAAGAGCGCACGGCTTGCCGGGCGCTCGCAGGGTGGCAGCATCATCTGGGTGTCGCACACCGGCGTGGGCGAAGAGCTGGCGCGCATGACGGGCTGGCCCTACTACGGGGCGGGCGCCAAGAACCAGCGAGGAGGGCACATCAGTCAGATCTGCCGCCCCACTACCGGGCAGATCGCGCCAGTGATCATCTGCAGCACCAAATCGTGTGGCACCGGCAAGAACCTGCAGTACCGATACAACCGCAACCTGTTCATGTCGCCGCCCAGTAACAACGACGCCTGCGAGCAGTGGTTCGGAAGGACGCATCGCAGCCTGCAGCCCTGCGATGCCGTGTACGTGGAGCTCCTCTTCGGCTGCCTCGAGGACTGGATGGCGTGCGCGAAGAGCGAGAAGGAATCACTGGTCGCCGAGAAAGATCTGACCGCACCTCGAAAAATGGCGCTAGCGTGCCACGCCCGCACGGGCTATCCTGATAGTGATGCCGGGCCCGCGTGGAAGCGCGTGGACCGAGTAGTCGTCGAGATACCCGAGGAATAAAAGGACCACACTATGTTCAGAGGAGTAGAAGAGTTGTTTCGGAGCGAGGGCGACGTGCTGGGCCACATGAAGGGTCAGACGATCACGCGGATCGAAGGCCTCGAGGTGGGTAGTGAGAGCGTGCTGTTCACCGCGGAGAGCGGCGACCAGTTCCGCTTCTTCCACTCTCAGGACTGCTGCGAGAGTGTGGAAGTCAACCAGATCGACGGCGACGTGGAGGACCTGATCGGCAGCCCGCTAGTGATGTGCGAAGACGTCAGCAACGAGGCCCCGACCCGGGCCGACGACGCACCCGACTACGATTCTTTCACCTGGACGTTCTACAAGTTCGCCACCGTGAAGGGCTACGTGACCGTGCGCTGGTACGGGAGTTCGAACGGCTACTACAGCGAAGAGGTGGCCACCGGCCGCAAACTCGCGAGCGGTGCCACGTTCGGCCACTACAACAGTTTTCGCGACTGAAAATGACCGCACCAACAAGGACCACAGCCATGACTGACACCACCAAGAAACCCAGAGCCCGCCGCCTGCACCCATTCGAGAAGGAACTGATCGCCAGCATCGAGAACGAGAAGCGCACGTTCCACATGAAAGAGTTCGTGGTCGGTGGCAATGAACAGGACTTCGGCGAGACTGTCCAGGTTGCCTCGTGCAAGACCGCCAGTTGCATGGCAGGGCACATCGAGGCCTTGCGCCGCCCGCTAGCGAAGCGCCTCGCAGCCAAGGAAGAGTTCCAACACGGCAACGGAGATCCTTCGCACAGTCTCATCGCAGAGGAGATCTACCGACGCGAGACCGGACGCGATTGCCCGCTCGACTTCTTCGGCGACCTTTCTGCCAAGGGGTTCGACGAGCTCACGCGCGACGAGGCTGTGGCTCACATCAAGGGCATCAACCCCGAGTGGCCCCTCCACTCGTGGGCCCTCAACAAATGACCGCACCTGCGGGTGCGACTCAACACAACAACAAACACAGAAACGACACACACACTATGTATGGTATTGACGACGATTTCGCATCCACTTTCAACGCCGCATCCTTGGCATCCAAGCAGTTCACGCCGTTTTTCCCTCGCGCCGAGTACGCGGGCCAGGTGCTGCTCCAGCACGTGAGGACGGACAAGGGCAAGAAGAAGGGCAAGTTTTTCGAGTTCGAGTTCCAGGTGACGAAGAGCAACAACGACGCGGTGCAAGCGGGCGCCACGTACATCATGCGCTTCAACCAGGGCGCGGGTGAGATCGACAACGCCATCTGCTGGCGCAACATGACGCCGATCCTCATGGCGGCCACAGGCAGCACGGACATCCTCGCGTTCAACGCCCCCGAGGCGCTGGGCAACCTGCTCAGCATCTGCAAGGCCGAGCCCGGCGTCGCGAAGGTACTCATGGGCCTCCCCATGAACCACAAGCGCGAGCTCGAAGAGGCCCGCCCGAACAAGGACACGGGCAAGCTGGATCCGAAGCACCTCGAGCAGGACGGCGTCACGGTGAAGAAGTACCCCCGCGACACGTACACCCCGGCCCAAGCCGCCTGAAAATGACCGCACCCCCGCCCGGTAGTGATGCCGGGCGGGGCCCCGCCCACGGAGCCCACCAAATGTACTGCATGGATTGTTTCGGAGTTGTTGATCACCAGGCTTGGTGTCCCAAGGCGCCGGCGGCAGCCCCGCCACCAGCCACAGGCCACATCATGCTGCCGGGTGACTGCGCGGAGTGCACAGGGTGCAAGGGCTGGCACTCAACGGCTTGCAGCAAGTACCCGCGCCCTGGCAAGGCCCAGAAGTCTTGTTCGCGCTGCAACTGGTGGAACGGCATGCACGCCTCCTATTGCACGCATAAGGGCTACCTGACCGCGAGCGCCCCTGCGGCGCCGCCCCCGGCGGCCCCCGCGGCCAGCGTGCTGCCCGAGATGTGCTGCGGCGGCACCTGCGTGCGCGCGGTGTGCGAGTACCACGGCCCGAAGACGGTCACGTACCGCGCCGAAGACGTGGCGCTGACTATCGGCGGCATCGTGATCAAAGGAACGGTCACGTTTTGATGAAGACGTTGCACGTTCACGGCCACCACGCGCTGGAGTTCCCCGGGCGCCGTCCCAACGGTGACAGACACATCGACATGTTGAACGCACTCGTCGGCGAGCACTTCGACGAGATCATAGTCCACTACCCCGATGGGTTCAATGAAGAGCGCCTACAGTTGTGGGTGCAGACCCGCGGTCTGACGCGCCTGCGTCCCGGCGGCAAACTGACGTTCGTCCAGGGCCCCGTACACTTTTCGGCCCGCCGATGAGCATCCTCACCGCACTCCCGTCCGCCATGGCGCTACTGCCGCGCGATGCGCTTGGGGGTGACAGCGAGTCCTTCAAGATCGGCGACCGCGCACTACAGGCCCCGCCCACGGTGTGCCTGCAGTTCGGGGACACGGGCGGCAGCCACGAGGTGCTGGTCACGAAGCGGGTGCGCGATGGGCTGTTCCACATGTTCGATCGGCAGCGCAGCCAGATCTGGTTTCACAACGGCCCGTTCGACATCGGCTGCTTCCTGGAGTGGTACCCCGAGTTGCGAGAGCTCATCTGGACCGCACTCCTCGAGTGCCGGGTCCTCGACACCATGTACCTGCAGCGGATGATCCAGATCGCGCGCGGGGACATCGGTGGCCCGCTGGGGCTCGACAAGGTGTGTCTGCAGTACGGACTTCCGCCCCCCGACAAGCACACGGAGGCCACGTGCCCCTTCACTGGCGCGACGGTGGACGTCAGGACCAGCTTTGGATTGTGGTACGGCGCGGAGAGCATCCCCGACCCCTGGTTCCCTTACGCCGACTACGACGGCCAGATCATGCTCCCACTAGCAGCCCGCATGATCGAGCGCGGGTGCACTCCCGTCAACGGCCGGGCGCCGCTGGTGCGCCTCGAGGACCTGGGCCAGACAGTTCGCACGTACCTGGGTCACCACCTGTGGCGCACGTACGGCCTGAAGGTGAACCCCGCGGCCGTCAGTGACCTGGCCGTAGCCGCCAAGAGCGCGCTCCGGCGCCTGCAGGACGCAGCGCAGGTGAACGGCTTCCTGAAGCCCGCCATCGCCAGCGGTCGAGTGCGCCCCGACTCGACGAGACCCGAGGACCCCAAGAAGGCCGCCACGTGGGACAAGCAGCAGCAACGAGTGCGCGACCACGCCGCAGCACTAGCGGCCGGGCACAAGGCGCCCCGGGTGTGCCCCGTGCAAATGGAGGCAAGGCCCGCGGGTCCGAAGGCGACTGCCAAGAAGGTGGCTGCGTGGGATCGCCGCGCCGCCAAACACCGCGCGTGCCCCGGCTGTAAGTTGCAGCGCCTGAACGCGGACGGCACGGCGGCGTGGAGCAAGAACACCACCGCCCTGAAGGCCGCGGTCACGCTGGCGTACGAGGGCAGGCCCCCGCTGACGGAGCCGAAGAAGGACAAGAAGACGGGCAAGGTGTCCGGCGGCGGGCAGGTGGCCACGAGCCGGCACGTGCTGCAGGACTCCCAGAACCACGAGCTCGAAGCGTGGGGCCAATATAACGAATACGTGGCACTGATGAGCAAGGACATGCTCATCTTCGCGCGCGGGGTGGTGCACACGCGCATCGGCGTGACGAACAACCTGCGGCAGTCGTCCTCGGATCCGAACTGCCTGAACTTTCGGCGCACCAGCTTCTATTTCGCTGCGTGCCCGACGTGCGACTACGAACTCTCGGTGGACCCCGACACCGCCGCGAAGGTGGCCAAGAAGTTGACGGTGCTGACCTGCCCGAACTGCGAGCCCCAGGTGAACCAATGAAACTGACCGCACAATGCAACGACTGTTTTACCGAGCACGAGATCGACACTAACTGTGACTGCCCTCACCAGGATGGCGGTAGGTGGATCCTGCTGCTGATCCCTCTCTCGATAGTGCTCGGGTGTTTGTTGTCGGGCTGCGGCATCACCGCCCGCGAGGCCGTGCAGCGCGGTGCCGCGCGCTGGCAGGGCGCCACCAATCTGACCGCACCCATGCCGCAGGTCCGCGCTCGCTGGGGCACGTTCGAGTGCGGGGACCTCCTGTCGGTGACGGGGTGCTGGGACGGCACCACTATCGAGATCGACATGTCGCGCTCCGATGAGGAGATCGAGCGCACGGCAACGCACGAGTGGGGGCACCTGCTGGGTGCCGACCACCACAAGCACGCCGGCGTGATGGGGCCCAAGGGCAACCCCGACGCCAGTCACTGCATCTCGTTGGCGGACATCTGGGAGTTGTGCGGCGATATGAGCTGCGAGTGGGAGCGACCGGAGTGCAAATGATCGATCGCAGCAAGTGGCGTCTGTGCACGCCAGCAAAGAAACACAATTGCAGCGGACCTGGCGCGCTGCCCGGGCGCTGCATGTCTTGGCAAGAACGCAGGCACGCAGGCACACCTCCGTGCCGTCAACCCGACCAGTGCGGGTGTCGACCTCTCACGCAACCTCGCGCCCGTTGGATCGCTTCGGTGAACTCATGCCGTTAGTCATGCAGGACTTCAGCGTGCGCGAGTGCTTCGTGCCCCGCACCGGATACGCATTCATCGAGGCCGACGTGGAGGCCCTCGAGATGGTGACCCTCGCGCAGGTGGAGATCTGGCTGAACAACGACTGGCGCAAGGCCAAGCAGATCAACAGCGGCATCGACCTCCACTGCCTGACCGGCAGCGCGTACGCCGGCATGGGGTACAACGAGTTCTTCCGCCTGGCGAAGGGCGAGGACCCGGTCACGCACGTGAAGTGCCCCGCCGACAAGCTCATGAAGAAGAAGCGGGACATGTGCAAGGTCCCCGGCTTCGGCAAGCCCGGCGGCATGGCGGATCGCACGTTAGTTGGGTTCGCGCGCACCAGTTACGGCATCAAGCTGGGCTCCACCGACGACAACCCCCGCCCCTCGAGGGAGGAGAGCGAAGCGGCGGCGGTGCACCTGTGCAACTTCTGGCGCAAGGCCAACCCCAACGACCAGGACTACCTGGATCGCATGCGAGAGACGCGCGGCCAGGATGGGATGTACCACGTCATCATTGGACATCCGTCGATCGGAAGCGTGGTGCGCCGGGGCAAGGCCACCTACTGCGCGGCGTGCAACAGCCCGTTCCAGGGCCTCGGGGCACTAGTGGCAGGTGAGGTGACGTTCGAGCTCCAGCGGCGCTGCTACGCCGTCCCGGGGTCGGCATTGTACGGCTGCCGCATGGTGATGCAGGCCTACGACGCCTGGCTGCTCGAGTGCCTGATCGATCGGGTCACAGAAGCCGCCGAAGAACTCACCCACGTGATAGAGACCTATGGCGCCCGCAAGGTGCCCGACGTGCAACTGCGCGCCCCCGCATCGGCAAGTGCCACGTGGTCGAAGAGCGCAGAGCGCGTGGTGCGGGACGGACAACTACTGATCTGGGGCACTGACGAGTGCAACGACTACCTACAACAACAGAAGAGGCAAGCAGCATGACGAACGAAGAAAAAAAGCGATTACTGCAGAGACTGAAAGACGTCCGCAACACTTCCTGTTCACTGCAACACGTGTGCACCACAGCGAAAGTGGACTTCATCAGTACCAACGACTTCTTGGAGTCTCTGTCCAAGCTTTACTGGAACCTGGAATGCGAAGAGGGTGAGGACAAGATCATCGCCGCCCTTGAGAAGCACCTGCAACCCACACCGGATCCCATCGAAGCCATCCGCGCCCAGCGCGTCGCCGAGCAGTCCGCGCCGAGGTCACTTTGGCAGTTGCTGCGCGACACGTGGAAGGGCGGCAGCGTGCTTCCCAAGAGTTCTGCGGACCGCAAGCTGTTTCCGGTGTGGAGCGGTCACGATGCGTACTTCCCCGCAGCCGTCGTCGCTGTGGCGGGCTGGAGCAAGGCCGCCAATGAGAAACACAACCCCGGTCAGCCATTGCAGCACGCCCGCGGCAAGAGCGCCGACCACCAGGACTGCCAACGCCGACACGCACTAGACAGTGCCGACCCCACCTGCGACAAACTGGAAGAACTGACTTGCAAGGCCTGGCGTGCGTATGCCGAGCTCCAGGAGTACGCCGAGACGTTGGGCGCACCCCCGGCCCCGGCCGCGACGTTCCCGGAGACCAAATGAACACCAGAGTAAGAGTGAAGGGAATCCTGGGGATCTACAACAGCGGGCCGCTGTCCCCGATTGTCGAGGTGGAGGGTGATTTCGATTGTTGGCTCACCCCGAACCAAGCACGCAGTCTGGCGAAGCGTCTGGTCAAGGCCGCACACTCTGCGGAGAAAAAAGCTGCTGTTAGGAAAGCGGAACCGACCACACCGGAGGAAGAATGAAACTGTTCAATCTGTGCAAGGACGGAGGCCACGAGTCCACGGTGTGGGCGTACAACCTGATCGAGTGGAAGCGGGCATTCACTATCGTGCTGCTGCGCTTCGAGAACGGCAGCCGTGACGCCTATCACTCGCACGCATTCAACGCGGTGAGTTGGGTGCTGAGTGGTAGTCTGGACGAGATCCATGAAAACGGTTGGGTGGACATTCACTTCCCGTCGTGGTGGCCCGTCTTCACCTCGCGCGATACCACACACAAGGTGGTCTCCCTCGGCCGCACGTGGGTGCTGTCGTTCCGCGGCCCGTGGGCGAAGACGTGGCGCGAAATCCTGCCCGGCAAAACTGACCACACCACCCTGACGCACGGCCGCCGCGTGGTGGACGGGGGTGCACTGTGACCACAGTGATCAATCTCTGGGCTGGCTCGGGGTGCGGCAAGAGCACCACCGCTGCCGACGTGTTCGCGCGCATGAAGCTCGCCGGACTGAGCGTGGAGCTGGTGACGGAGTACGTCAAGCAGTGGGCGTGGCGCGGGGTTTCCATTGGTCCGTGGGACGACGTCTACATCTTCGCCAAGCAGTTGCGTCGGGAGAGCTCGCTGTACGGCAAGGTGGACTACATCGTGACCGACAGCCCGCTGGGCCTGGGGGCTGTGTACGAGCGGCACTACCACGCGACCCGGTGCACGCTGCGGGATCTGTGCAACGCCACGCGCAAGCGCAAGCAGGAGGCCGGCATCGTGGACGTGAACTGCCTGCTGAAGCGCACGAAGCCGTTCGTGCAGGCGGGGCGGTACGAAGACGAGGCAGGGGCGCGCGCGGTGGACCGCCTGGTGGAGGAGCACCTACGCATGGGCGCCAATCGGCCCTTCCACTTCGTGGACGGCGCGGCGGACGTGCTGCGCGCCGCGGGCCTGCCGGGCGCAATATGAAGCGCCTGGTGGCGATCGATCCAGGCCTAAAACCGGGCGCGGTGGAGCTCGAGTGGGGTACCGGGCGCGTGCTGCAGGCATCCCACCGCCTCGAGCGCTGGGTGTTCGAGACCCCCTGGACGATCGCCGCCACCGAGGGGCAGTGGTACTTCGGTGACGAGAAGGCGAAGACCTACACCGACAACAAGGGCCGTAAGCGCGTCCGCACCGTGGACGTCAATGATCTGTTATCACTGGCGTTCCGGGCGGGCTTCACACTCGCGTGCATACCGGCGGAGCGGTCCCTGCGCCTGCCGCCGCGGGTGTGGAGGCAGGAGAGCAAGCTGTCCAAGGAGCAGATGCAGCAGGGCATCGCCAAAACCCTGACAGTGGGGGAGCGGCGCCTGTTCCGGGACATCCCGAAGAGCTGCCACTCCGACGTGCTCGACGCGATCGGCATTGGAAGGGCTGCGCTGCGGCTGGCGCCGACCACGCGCGAGTACGATTATTCATTGCCGATCCAAAAGTGACTGCATCGCGGTTGCTTCGCAACAAATGACTGCTAGGCTCCTAGTACCACCCACTACTAGGAGCCACGCAACCCCCATGGGAATGTATACCGAATGCTTCGTCAGCGGCCGCATCAAGGCCGACGACCCAGCTCGTGCTGTCTTGGAGTTCATGTTCGGCGACGGCCCAAAACCCTTCAACGCACCGTTCCACGAGTTCTTCAGCAAGCCTCGCTGGACCGCGATCGGTCGCTGTTCTAGCTACTACTTCCAGCCGGAGCCGCTCAGCAAGGCATGGATCGACGACATCAGTGGCGAACTGCACTTCGTGTCGCGCTCCGACTTGAAGAACTACGACGGAGAGATCGCCGCGTTCTTCGACTGGCTGAAGACGACCGGCGCCGAGTTCTTCGGATACTCGCGGTACGAAGAGAGCCCCCTACGGCTGACGCTGTACGCGGATGCTGCCACCACCGAGGAAGACGCGGAGTTGGATCGATGACCCCACTATTCACCGCCGCCGACTACGCCGCGCTGGCCGCACTGGTGTTCCGCGACGACTACCCGGGCAACGCCACCGCGCGCGGGGTGGTGGAGGCCCCCAACGGCGACCCCGCCGCGCTGGACACCGGGAAGAAATTCGCGCACGTGGCAATGAAGTACCTCGAGCAGATGCCCTGGAGCGACGACAAGGACCTGTTGCAAGGTTATCTGGAGTACGCCGCGAGTCGGGCGTATCGACTCGCACTCCAATGGTACGTGCCTTCTGCATACCGCCCGCGTTTGGAGTTTGGTTGCCTGCGCGTCCTCGAATACCCCGTCGGCGTGGGGGCGAGCGCGGTGCACACGGACATGGATCTGTTCACGCTGAACCTGTACCGCAACGTCCCCAACCCCGGACTGGGTGAGTTGGGTGCCGTGCACCTGGGCGAGCTCGGTGAGTTGGTGGGGCTGGGACCCGCCACGCCACACCACGTCACCGCACTGGCGGAAGTGCAACGGAGCATTGTGTACTTCGCGATCCCGGATCATGCGGCGTTGCTGGGCCCCAACGGGCGGACCGTTGGTGATTGGCTACAGGAACGTCACGCCCGCTCTCGATACACCACCCCCACCACGAAAGCAGCCACCAAATGACCGCCGGATACCCCGTACCACTGACCTGGGCCCGCCTGCTGGAACTGGCCGCGCAAGGTCACGACCACTACGACGCAGCACTCACCAGCACCAGAGCGCGGCAGTTGGTTGCGTCAGTTGAGGAGACATTCCCAGACGAAGCTGAGTACGAACAGCTGCGGCGCAGCCACGCCGCCGCGTGTCAAACGCTGAGATTGGACCCATTCGAGGCCTCGCCCAATGACATTCGCGCTGGCATCGCCGCCGCCAACGCGACCCTGAAGCGCGTGCGGGCCGTGCTAAACAGCCTGCGCAATAAGTTGGGGCGGTTGCCAGATGCTCTGTACCGCGACTCGCCACTTCCGTCATGGCTGGCTGCGCTTGACGCCGTCCTCGCCGACCAGCCCGAGGCGCCCTTGCCAGCAGGGTCCGCGGACTGCTCACCGGAGACCCCGTGCGAGCGTTGCCAGCCCGAGGCGCCGAAGGGGCAGGCGGTAACTCCCGAGCAAGGCAACGACATCCTGAGGCGCATGGCTGACAGTGAACTGGCGAAGGTTCGCGCAGAGAACGTCTCGCTGGAATCCCGTCTCGCCGACTACCAGGCGATGGTTGATGACTTGGAACCACATGACGTGCTTATTCACTGGCGACAAGACCGTGCCGACCTCGCCGCCGCCAACGCCCGGATTGCGGAGCTGAAGCTCAAGTGCGTGGACAAGTGCGACGCCGAGAGAGCCGCGCTAACGGCCGAGCGAAACCGCGCCAACGCCCGGATTGCGGAGCTGGAGACATGGGGCAACGACTGGGCGAACGTGGCCCGAGCCGACAACGCACGGGTCGCGGAACTGATCGAACAACTCGCCGCCGCCAAGACCAAGATTGCCGAGCTGGAGAAGTGGTGCGACGAGTACAAGGCGCGCCTAGAGGCCGCCAACGCCCGAGCTGATGCGGCGGAGCGGGACAGCCAGCTACTGGAGAGGATCCGCCAACGATTGCAGTGGCTTCTGCGCCGCGCGTCCTGCGACGGCTTCGTGACGGCTTCCGAGGCCATTGATGCACTAGCGGACCTCTCAAATGAGACAGAGCGGGCAGCTCCGCTGTTGAATTACCGAAAGCTCGAAGCCGAGCGCAACCAACTCGCCGCCCGCGTGAAGGAGCTGGAGTCCGAGTTAGGGCTGCCTGCACACGCCCGCACCCCGCTGAGTGACCTGATCAACACGTGCACCCCCGAAGAGCGCGCGGTGCTGGAGGCGACAGAGGACATTCGCGAGGAGACGCTGGTGTACTGGCGAGACTACATCGGCGACTCGCCAGAGAACGATGACGAGCGGCTAGCTTTCCTGGCTGTGTGCGAGTTGGCCAACCGCGCCGCCAAAGCCAGCAAGGGCGCCGGGGGCGGGGCGTGACCACCCCCGCCGGCAACAGCGGCACCACCCGGCGTCTGACTCGCCTGTGTGGGTGGGTGCGCCACCTGCTGCGCCCCGCCACGCCCGGCGGGCCCAGCAACATGCCGTACATGGATCGCTACAGTCTGCGTGAGCAGGCCGTGTCCGGCTCCAACGAGTGGCGGGTGTACCTTAACCACTTCCTGGCCGGCGACACCGACGGGCACCACAATCACAGCTTCGCGTGGAGCTTCTCGATAGTGCTCTGGGGCTCGTACACGGAGGAGATCCTGGGCGTGGACCCGCACGCACCGCTGGACCACCAGGCACACCACCAGGTGGCGCCCGGTATCTGGGCCACACCGTTTGGGCGTTCCGTCCGCACCCGCCGCGTGCGCTGGTTCAATTTTATCCGGGCATCGAAGTACCACCGGATCACCCAATTGCACCCCGGTCCCGGCGCGCGCGGTGTCTGGACCCTGTTTTTCGCCGGACCGCTCTCCGGGCGCGGGTGGGGATTCTTCGTGCCGGGCGTAGGCCACGTGCCCTGGCAGGACCACAAGAAATGACCACACTATCGGGCAGGCCCGCGGGCACAAACGACCACATCATGCTACCCTTTTGAGATATGCGCACACGCAACCTGTCCCGTTTTCTCGACGCGGCGCCCCCGGCGCCCGCCCCCCGCACCGACTCGAGCACCGCGCTGTGCCCCTCGGGGGTGTCTGTCACCACGTCCGGCTGGATGAACCCCATGACGGGGTTGGGAATGCCCGGGTTGGACCCCACGGCCGCGCTGCAGTACCGGTCCGGGCAGATCCCCACCCCGATGACGGTGGACAAGCTCTACACCTACGACTGGCTTGCCGATCGCATCATCGAGAAGATGCCCAGCGTGGCCCTGGTGCGCGGGTACGGTATCAAGGGCGACGGCGCGGGCACGCCGGCCAGCAGTGAGTTGCTCAAGACGTTCTCGCAATTGAACCGCAACGAGCGCTTCCCCCGGGGCGTGTTCGAGCGCGGGGTGCTCGACGGCCGCGCGCACGGCGGGAGCGTGCTGTGGATCGGCTACAACAAAGGGATGCCGTTCACCCCACTCACTGACGAGCAGCGCGAGGGCGGTATCGCGTTCTTCGATCTCTTCGCGCAGCACGAGCTCCGCGTCCTGAAGCGCGACATGGATCCGCGTTCGCCGCTCTTCGGCATGCCGTCCGTGTACCAGGTGATCGCCAACGCCTATGGGCCGCTGCACCCGCGAGTCGGGCAGATCTTTCATGCGTCCCGATCGATTCGGTTCTCCGGGCGACCGCTGCGCGTCCCCAACACCGGCCTGGACGTGTTCGACGTGACCGGCAGCCACGCGCAGCCCGAGCTCGGCGTCAGTGTGCTCACGCCCGTGCTCCAGGACATCGGGCGCTACGGCCTCGCGTGGTCAGCGGTGAGCAACATCCTGCAGGACGCCAGCATCGGCGTCATGAAACTGTCTGGCCTCGTGGAGGGACTCGCGAGTGAGGCCAAGGACCTGATCGAGGACCGCCTGCGCGTGCTGCAGGAGACCCGCTCCGTGCACCGGATGATGTTCCTCGACAAGGACAACGATGAGGAGTTCGAGCGCACCGAGGCGAGCATGACGGACATCCCCGCCATCATGCAGCAACTCATGGCCAACGTGGCCGGCTGCGCCGAGACGCCCGCCAGTATTTTCTTCTCCTCGAGTCCGAGCGGGCTGAACGCCAACAGCAAGGGAGAGGCGGACCTGACGCAGTTCTACAACACGTGCCAGAACTACCAAAAATACTACCTGGGCCCCAAGCTGGGCACGCTCCTCACCGCGGTCAACGGCGGCAAGGAAGTGGAAGTGGAATGGCCTTCACTGTGGGAGAGCTCCGACAACGAAAAGGCCCAAACCAGGACAGCGCACGCGAACGCCGACAAGATCTACTGGGACATGGGCTACTCCGCCAAGCAGATTGCGGAGGCCCGCGCTGCTGGCACCTTCGTGGAGGTGTCTGGCGCTGATGCGGAGGACAGCCGCGACGACGTCTCGGGGGCAGGGGAGCCCGAAGAGGTCCCGCCGCAGGGCGCCCCCGGCAAGCAGGGCGCCGCCAAGATTGCCCAGAAGCAGCGCGCAGAGGAAAAATGACCGCACCAAAAGACGGATGGATCCCAATCTGGACTGACGGCAAAGGCTGGCAGTTGTGGCGCAACGACGACTACGTAGCCACGGTGTCTCTTTGCACTGCGCGCGGGCGCAGCGCTGGCTGGGTTTACCTGCCGCGCCACAGCAAGCACTGCCGCAAGTTCAAGAACTTCCAGTCCGCCGCCGACTACGTCAAGGCCTTCGATCTGTGATCCGCCGCCCGCGAGTTCCCCGGCTGCCGCCCAACGGGCGCCCTGACCCGCGCAGCACAGTGGTGCCGTCCACAGCGGTGCGCCGCCGGCGCGGCCCGCGCCCGCCCGATGCTGTGATAGCGGCGCTGCGCGCCGCGCTGGTGATTGAATTGCGCGAATCGGGGGCGTTGGTGAACGATGCGGAGCCCCGACCCACACTGGGGACGCGCTGGAAGGAAGCCGCCCAAAAGGCCCTGCGCGCGATCGGTATAGGGGCCCGCCGGGGAGTGGTATCCGCATTGCCCCCGGGCGCCGCCAGGGAGGCCGCTCGCGCTGCCCCGACGCCCGCGCCCGCCGGTTGGGTGGCGACCGTGACCCGGGCCGTGCAGCGTGCCCTCAGGGCCGCCGCGCTGGCCACCATCCTCGAGTCTGCGTCGGGCGCTGCCGCCCGCCACGTGCTGCGCGAGCACGCGCGCCAGGTGCGCATCATCGCCGAAGCGGCGGGGGCAGGGTGGTATATTTGGACAACCCAAAACGATTCGAAGGTGCGCGCCATGCACTGGCGGCTGGAAGGCACCGTGCAGCGTTGGGACAGACCGCCACTAACGGACCTGCCTGACTTTCACGGATGCCCGGGTGAACCAAACCAGTGTCGGTGCCAAGCGTACCCAATTGTGCGCCCACCTGGTCCGGGATCTACCCCACAGCGCTGACGAAACTTTCCTCCCGAAAGTTGTGGTCAGTTTCTTTTGCTGTGTCAGGATTGTTTCAGGGGGGCGGGTTGCCCCGGTTAACAACCACCAAAGGACACCTTGTACTCATATTCAATCATCGGACTTGCTCGCAACTGGCGCCCCGACTTGGTGCCCACCATCATGAAGTGGGTCGAGAGCGTGCCCGAGAGTGAGTGGGCTCTGTTCGACCACTTCCGGGTCGGCGGCAACGGGCAGTTCGTGGCCGAGTTCCACCGGCGGCCCGATCGCGGCGGCCCGCCCCGCACCATCACCCATCGATTTGACCACACCTTTCATTACATCGAGACGGACATCTCGATCCTAGACGCAGACAGCCCCCAACCCTACGACCCCGATCACAACGTGTTCCTCAGCAACGTTGTTGGATGAAATGACCACACGGCGTGCAGGCCGTAGAATCTGCAACACCACACCTTCCACACCGCCTGAAAGTATCATGAGCAACACCAACCGATACCCCCGCACCCGACACACCCAGCTGACCCCCGAGGCCTTCCGCGAGCTCGTGGAGGCCGCCACCGAGGAGCTCTACGACAACGTGGACCCAATCGAGCTGCACGATCTGACCGCATGGGTCAAACTACTGAAGGGTACCATTCTTCGAGTCAGTGAGCACACGTCCGGGGACGAGAGTACCCCCATCTGGCGCGGCGATCCGAGTGACCTCACCGAGGGAGGGGAGTGATGCGAACGCTGCGCGAAGCCATCGAGGCGCTGATCGAAGAGACGGATGAGGATGGCGTGTACGACGGTGACGACATCATCGAAACCTTGAACTGCATCCTGACGGAGTGCGAGGAATGAGCAACGCCAAAGTCCGCGCCAGACGGCGCCGCCGAGTGCAGACCCAAGCCGCCCTGACCGCCGAAAGCCTGTGCTGGGCACCGATGACTCCCTGGCAGTACCGCGGGCTGCTGAAGCGCATGAACTTCGGACTGCCTGGCGGAATGCAATTGCATTCGAGTCGTACGGCCATCGTCAAACAATTGTTTGAGGCCGGTGTGATCCACATTCCCGACCCGGGTCCTTCTTCCTATTGGCAGAAGCACCTGGACGAGCGTACTGAGATCAACCGCGTGTTGCTGGATGACTGGGTCGACAACTTGCCGAAGAACTCACCGCACGTGATCATCAAACACACCTCCTGGGTACAGGACAGCGACCCTATCACTGATATCCTGGCAGGTATCGCGGCTGCTGGGTACCCATGAGTCGCGGGGGTTCTCTCTCGCGCACCGTGCGCTCTGTCAACAAGATCGTCGCCCTCGAGCAGCTCTGGGAGCAGCGCACCGGCGAGACCGACGCCGAGTATTGGGGGTTCATCGACTGGGTCGAGAAGGGTGTCAGTCGTGGCGCCCCTCCCGCCGCCATGCAGGCCACCGCCCAGGCCTGGGAGTGGGCCCAGCGCGCGTCGGCGTTTGATAGGGCCCAGCAATTGGCGCCCGACCAAGCCACCAGCACCGCCAAGATCCTGGACAACCTGGTGCGCGTCGCCGAGATCGAGTCCACCAAGCTGGTCCAGCAGTGCAGCACCGAGCCACACGCCGTTGCATCGTTAAAGGACATCGTGGGCGCGGTGCACCTGCTGCGCGAGATCCAACTCAAAACCGTGGGTGCCGACGGCGCCGGCGGCCGCGAGGACCTGTCCAAATTCACCGTCGAAGAGCTACGCATGTACCAAGCACTCAAAGCCAAAGCCAAGGGCACCAACAAATGACCGCACCGCAGCCCCCAACGCAATTCTTTCTGAACATGCTCAATCATGGCAACGTTTTGATCTGCCTAGACCCGCGTCACGTGGACGTGCGCGTGCCAGACGAGTTCCTTGACGACGAACGCCTGTACCTGGAGATCGGTTTCCATACTCCTGTGCCGATGTCCAATCTGCACGTGAACGTGCGGCGCATTGCCTGCATGCTGTCTTTCGGAGGCCAACCATACTTCTGTGAGCTTCCTTGGAGCTCGATAGTATCCCTGGGAAATCCTGTAACCGGCGAAACATTCTTGCTGGATCGTCCTGCCGTTCCGCCTCCCGCCGGGGTGGTGGATCTGATGACGCGCCGATCCGCCCGAGACGCCGCCGCGGCCCGCGTGCGACTGGCGGCCAAGTCGTGACCGCCATCGAGCTCGGTAGTTGGGTGATGTGCGTCTGGTCTGTGCTCACGCGCTGGCTGCTGGCCGAGCAGCGCTACGTGTTGGGCTGGTGGGTGTGTCTCTCAAGCCAGGTCGGCTGGGGCTTGCTCTCCTACTACTCAGGACTGCCGGGCATGCTCGCCTTCAGCTTCATTTCGTTGGGTGTCGCGCTGCGCGCCCTGTACCGCCTCCGCACCCAGGACACCGCCCAAAAATGACCGCACCCATCAACCCGTACGCCAGCCTGCTCGATCTCCCCATGAGCACTACCGAGCGCACCGCCATCGAGGCCCTGGTGGAGCACGGCAGTCAGAACACCGCTGCGCAGGCGCTCGGCTGGAAGCGCACCAAACTTCAGTCACGCTTGCGTTCCGTGCAGGCCCGCGCCCGCGCCGCCGCGCAACCGGCCCCCGACAGCGGCCCGATAGTGCACGGGCACGTCCCCGCACCGCAACCCAACGACCTGTGCACCGGCGCGCACCGCCCGGAGGTGGCCCGTTACATCTTGACCAGCGCGCAGAACAACACGCCAGTGCACGCGGAGTTCCTGGCAAACCTGGAAGCGTACGCGGAGGCCACTGGTGCTCGCATCATGGTGTCTAGGTTCAGCTACAACAAATCTGCGTACGGCGCGAAGGCCACCAAGGCAGGGCGTGCGAGCAGCAGCGACCACGAGGGGCTCTGGTACGATCCAGCCATCCAGCAGTACATCTGCGACGACCCCCAGAAGCACGGTAGTTGCCAGTGGCGTTTGGCGCCGGACCTGCTGTGGTGCGCAGAAATGAACATCCTGCCGACCGCGGTCCGCCCACTATCGGGATTGGAGTCGTACTCGGGACCGGCGTCGGGCATCTTCCCGCACGCCAAGATCGCGCTCGAGAGCGTGCCGGTCATCGGTGAGCGCCCGCCCAAGCTGAATTTCACGACCGGCGCCGTCACCCAGCGAAATTACATCGCCAAAAAAGAGGGCATCAAAGCGGAGTTCCATCACCAGTTCGGTGCTCTCATTGTTGAGGTCGACCTGGTCTCGGAGAATTGGTGGTGTCGGCAATTGAACGCGGACGACGACGGCGCGTTCCACGATCTGACGTTCCGCGTGGCGGACGGGCAGGTGACCCGCGGACACCGCGTCGAAGCCATATCTTGGGGAGACATACACGCGAGCGAGATTGATCCTGCGGTCCGCGCTCTGAACTGGGGGCGAACCGACAGCGTGATCGACACCCTGCGGCCCCGAGTGCAACTCTGGCACGACACGCTCTCATTTCGCAACCGGAGCCACCACGAGGTGAAGTCCTTCGCGGCGCGCTTCGCCAAGCACATCGGTGGCGCTGATGTCGACACCGTGGAGGCCGAGCTCAAAGTGACCGCAACGCTGCTGCACCTAGCCCACCGTGACTTCTGCCAGACAGTCGTGGTGGCGAGCAACCACGACGTTCACGGAGAGCGCTGGCTGGACGAGGCGGATTATAAGACCGACCTGCCCAACGCCGAGCTCTACCTCGAGGCCCAGCTGGCGCGCGTCCGCGCGCTGCGCGAGGGGCAGGGGTGGCACTTCCTGGAGTGGGCGATGCAGCGGCATGGCGTCGGAAGCCTGGCCCGGTTCCTGGGCGGCGATGAGTCCTTCGTGGTGGGGCCGCCGGACCACCCCGTCGAGTGCGGACTCCACGGCGATCGAGGCCCTGATGGCTCGCGCGGCAGCGACGCGGCGTACTCGCGCATGGCCACACGCATCGTGAAGGGGCACAGCCACAAGGCGTGCATCCGCGACGGCGTGTTCTCATCGGGGGTGTGCAACAGGCGGCTGCCATACGCACACGGTCCGAGCTCGTGGAGCGTTTCGCACACCGTTGTCTACCATAATGGCAAGCGAGCGATTTTGACGATGAGGGGTGGGCGCCTGTGGCTTTGATTCACAGGGTGTGCAGACCCTCTAACCTGCAACTAGACAACGGTGTGTGAACCATGAACAAACTGATACTACCACCGAACACCGAACTACGTGTCGAGCTTATCCGTCTCTACCCCGACGCGGAAGCACACGCAACCCTGCGCGTCCTGCAAGACGAGGTGCGCAACATCACCAACCACATCGTTCGTGGGCGTGAGGACGTCAAGAACGCTCGCAAGGCCTGTGCGAAACGCGAGCAATTGGTGGGCGACGCACCGGTAATGCCAGAGCCTCCGAACCCCCCGACGCCAACGACTGACGAAGAAAAACTGGCGGTCAAAGAGCTCTGGCGCGAGCACAAGCGTGCTTGCAAAGACGTGCTGGCGTCGGGTGTGTGGATGAAATACTACAAGCAGATCGACGCCGCTGTGAAAGGTCGCCCGGAGCTAGATTGGCGCAAGGATTCGTACCAGGACCTGCGCTCAATCTACGGTCGTCTGGGCAACGCGGTGTTGTATCGCGACACGGTAAAGCGTGTGATGAGGACCAAGCGCGCCAACTACAAGCGCAGAAACGACCCGGCCCCGCTGGTGTGGGGGAACGCACCTCTGGTCGAAACCGGAGGGTTCTACGGGGAGCGGCGAGGAGCGCCTTGGTACAACGCGCGCATCAAGGTGAACGGGATGGTTCTGCTGGGACGTCTTCGGCGACCGATCCCAGGCAAGCAAGTGCAGGGTGTGACTCTCAACTTGCGTGCGGACGGTTGGTACGCCGCGGTTAAGTGTATCGTGCCTGCGCGTAAACTGACTACACCTGTTTCTCCTGGCGTCGGGCTGGATGTCGGTCAGACTGATCTGGTGGCTCTCAGTGACGGTTACACCAAGAAAAATGACCGCACTGCGCTGGCACGTACCGCGCGAGCGGCCCTGCAGTCGGTGGCTGACCTGAGTCGTTGTCCTGAGCAGATCGTTGGTGCGCGCCGCAAGATTGCCCGCATCGACCAAGCAGACAAGCGTCGCGTGGTACACTGGCTGCACTCCGAATTACTACCGCGCCTTGAGCTCCACGAGTTCGTTGCTGTTGAGAAACTTGCGAAGAACTTCAAGAGCAACACAGGCGGGCTGTCCTACATGCACGCGACGCTGGATGTCATCAAACTGCGACTTGGTGACCGCGTGCGAGAGGTGGATTGCGCCTATACCAGCCAGACCTGCTCGCATTGCGGCAACGTGGCGAAAGAAGCCAGGAACGGCAAACTCTACACGTGCGTAGCACCTGGCTGCGGACACGTCGAAGACGCGGATATCAACGCCGCTCGCAACATCCTCCACAAAGCCTCGATATCCTTGGCTGCGTGAATGACGACAAACCAAAGGGCGTGCAGGCCCTGGAATCTGCAACGGTGCGGGCGTCCTGCGCGGCGCCAAGCAATGCACTCAAACCAAAGGGCGTGCAGGCCCTGGAATCTGCAACGGGAGCAGGAACGTCAGTGCGGTGTGCTCCGCGGCACAAACCAAAGGGCGTGCAGGCCCTGGAATCTGCAACTGGACGCTGGATCCCGGCCTACCTGAAATGACTACACATGCTTGACGCCGACACCGAGTTCGACCCCGAAGAAGCCCTGATCATGCGGGAGTTGATCGATCGGGGCGGTTTACACGAATTTGTCCGCCAGTTCTGGGGCGTCACAGACCCCCGAGACTTTTTGGATAATTGGCATCTTGAGGCCATTTGCGAATATCTGACCGCAGTCACGTTGGGCGAAGTCAAGCGCCTCGTGATCAACATTCCTCCCGGCCATAGCAAAAGCAAAATGGTAGGCGTCTTCTGGCCCGCATGGTTCTGGACACTTGATCCGGGCTGCAGCTTTTTGGCGGGCAGCTTCGACCAGTCACTGCTCAACAACCAAAGCGAGCAAATGATCAGCATCCTGAACGATGCTCGATACAAGACTGCTTATCCGTACGTGAAGCTGCGCAAGGAGGCGCCAGCTCTGCGCGAGTTCAAAAATTCGCGTGGTGGATTTCGATTTAATACGAGTCCAGAGGGGAAGGGAACCGGACGTCACGTTGACGGGATCATCATCGACGATCCACTCAAACCTCAAGATGCAATTTTGGGGCGCGAGGCAGCATTCAAGAAAGTTGATGCATGGTTTGATGGCACCCTGCAGACCCGCGTTAAGCGCTGGATTGTTGTCGTGATGCAAAGGGTTCACAGCAATGACCTGGCGGGGCGGTGCATCGCGGAGGGCTACGAGAGCCTGGTCCTGCCGGCACGGCAGGTGAAACGCAGCATGTGGGCTCGCGACCCGCGCAAGGAAGTGGGCGAACTGCTCTGGCCGGAACTGTTCCCTGAGGAGCGTGTACGCGCCCAGGAGATCAAGCTCAAGAACGAGGCCTCGGCGCAACTACAGCAGGACCCGACGCCTGCCACTGGCGGCTTCGTGGAGGAGTCCTGGACGCGCCTCGAGTGGATCTCCGCGCCCACCAAGGGCACCTTCGTGCAGTCGTGGGACTTCTCGTCGAAGGGCACCAAGGAGAGCCACAGCAAGGTGGCTGGCGAGCTCTGGTGCGTGACCCGCGACCTGGCCGAGGTGCGTGAGTATTTCAGCAGCCTGGCTGACCGCATGGCGCGCGTGCCCAACACCCAAAATGACTACATCGTGCGCAAGCTCGAGGGGCGCCCGGAGATGTACTGTCTGATCGACTGGGTCGGTGGGCACTGGAACTACGTGGCGTCCAAGGCGCAGTTCACGCTCGCGCAGTCCCGCCCGCACTGGCACCGGGCAAAAATCAAGCTGATCGAGCTCAAGGCAAACGGTCCAGCGATCATCGAGGAGATGCAATCAAAATTCCCCGGCATCAAGGGCGTGGAGCCGCAGGGGTCCAAGGAGGAGCGCTACCACGTCCACACCGAGAAGTGGGAGTCAGGGCAGGTGGTGTACCCGCCCGGGGACTCGCGCAAGGTGGACAAGATCGAGTACATCATCGGCGCCGACGTGGTCAGGGAGGAGCACATCAAGTTCCCCCGGTTCACCCACGACGATCACGTTGACACCACCACCCAGGCCCTGGACCGCCTCGCGGACAAATCGAGGCGGTACCGAGAGAACCTGGCGAAGATCGCCAACCGACGGTGATCGACGGAAGGGTGTGGATCGGGGTCAAGTGTGCCCAACTATTGGGATTGTCCTGATCGACGGTCTGTTTCGGGGATCACTGCTTGGGGTTGCGATCTTCTTCCATTTTCAGCTTGTAGGCCATCAGTGCGGCGTCGGTGCGGGCGTAGATGATGGTGGGGCTGCGCTTGACGATACCGCCACTCATTTGCGGGACCTTGCACGACGCGGATTGCAGGTGTCCCTGTCGCACCAACTTCATGAGTTGCTGCCGAACTGGGTTGCCCTCCCACTTTTTGCCACCCTTGCCGAGCACGCGCTTGGAGACCTCGGGGGCCGAGATCACGCCCAGTTCGTCCACGAGCTCCATGATTTCTTCGAGTCTTTCGCCCATACCCGTTCCTGTGTAAGTGGTGGGGATCTCTTCCTCGTCGTCTGCTTCGACCACATCCGACCGCATGTATTGAATTTCTGAGAGCAGTTTCTCGAGACGCTGTCCCGTTATCCCAACGGCCTTGATTTGCTTGCGCAGCGTGAACATGCCCTTTTTTTGCCCTGCCGCAGCCTTCGCGGCTTCGCGCCGTTCCTTTTCGGCTGCGGCCAGTTTGGTCTTTGCTTTGGCGGAGCGAGACTTCTTCTGCTTGTCGTTGGTGGTGTGCATCATTTCGGCTTCCTTTGCTTCTTCGGCCTCGGCGGCCGCCAGGCGTGCTTCTTCGGCTTTGCGTGCCTCTTCGGCCAGACGTGCTTCCTCTTCCAGGCGCGCCTTCTCTTCGAGCTCGGCTTTGCGGGCGCGCGCATCAGCGGCCAGTCGGTCGTAGTGCGCCGCTTCTTCTTCCAGCGTGGCAAAACTCACCTGAAACGCCTGGCGCGCGGGGGCCGGCTGGGACACGGTGGAGGGTTGACGAACGGCGCGGTGTTGTGCGGATGATGTTGCTGCTGAGCGAGTCATGAGATGCATTGTGCACTGAGTCGCCAGCGCGTCAAATGACTTGTGGTCTTTTTTTATCTAAAGAAACTTCCATAAGCGCCGTTCAAAGGAGCAACAGCATGGCCGGACGAAAACGAACTGGAACACTGGTCCCCACCGGGCGCGGGTTTTCCGCACGAATCGCGGGTGGGAAGCTGATACCGCTGCACACCACCGACCGGGGGCTGGCTCTGGTCAGAATGCGTGAACTGGTGGCCGGGGGCCCCACACCGGAGCCCGGCGCCGAGTCCTTCCGCGAGGCCTGCACGCGGGTCTGCGCCGTCCTCGAGCGTGACGGCATGCGCACCGCGGATGAGCGCCTCTCCAGACTGCGCAGGTACGCCTGGCCCGTGCTGGGTCACCTTGCGGTCACTTCGATCAAGAGCGGTCAGATCTCTGCCGTGCTCGAGGCCGCGCGCGCCGCGGGCCTGGCGCTGGACACGGTCAAGCATTTGCACGTGGACATGAGCAAGGTGTTCGCCGAGCTCGTGCGCGACGAGGTGCTCGAGTACAACCCGGCGAAGGGTGAGCGGGTGCGCATCCCGAAAATTGCACGCGACCGCCGCAAGCGGGTGCTGCTGACCGACAGTGAGTTCACCGCCTTCTTCGCCCACCACGTGCGCGGCCCGCGCCGGCAGCTCGCGATCATGGCCCTCGTGAGCAGGTGCTTCGGCGGCCTGCGGCCCAGCGACATGCACGCCTGGGACTGGGAGGACCTGGACCGAACTAACTGGATGTGGGCTGACGCCCCCAGGCCCAAGACGGAGCACCACGCCGACGAGGACGCCGAGCCCGCCCCCCGCGAGCGCCTTGGCCTGCCGCAGCTCGTAGCCGCCACGCTGCGGGGCTGGTGGGACGACGCGGGCAGGCCCGACAGTGGTCTGGTGTTCCCCTTCCAGAAGCACTCCTACGCGCGCGATCTGCGCCAGGCGCTGCTCGAGGCAGGCATCACCCGCGCGGAGCTCCACGACGCCACCGACAAGACGAAGCGGACGGACTTCTACTCGTTCCGGCGCAGTTACGTAACCGCGGTGGCGGCCAGCGGCCTGAACGCACAGACGGCGATGCGCGCGAGCGGGCACAAGAGCATGTCCACCCACCAGCGCTACCACATCCCCGACGTGATCCACATCCCCGAGGCCGCGCTGCCGGCGGCGCTGCCGGCCGCGCCCCAGGACGAAACGGAAATGGATTTCGAGGCAGCTTTGGCCCAGTATTCCATTCCGACAACGAAAACTGTCGATTTGGATTCCGGCGCGTCCTGCAACCTCTCGTAATTATTGGTGACCCCAACGGGAATTGAACCCGTGTTACCGGCGTGAGAGGGCGGTGCGGTCATTTTCACATTCGGTTCCCCGTGTCAATAAGAAACGTAATTGTTCTGAAGTGACGCGGGGTTCCGACAGCACTGCACACGACAGTTGTTTTTTGCCGTGTTTTCGGGGGTGGCGTCACTTGTCGCTTTGAGTTGTCGTTTTGCGTGGCGCCACGTGTGGCCAGTTGTTGCTCCGCATGGTATGCTAGTGTGTGCAGAATCCTTCTGATGTGAACCGGAATCGCGCTGCAGACTACAGCACGACCTACGCCGCCAACTACGCCACCACAGACCTGACGACGGTGGTGGGCCGCCCCGACCACGCTGCTCAACTCGTGGACGTGTTCAACGCCGGCGCGACCGCCGAGTCCGCTGTGGTGGTCACGGCGAAGGGTACCACGCTCACCATCCCGCTCGCAGCCGGTCAGAGGTACCCCATCGAGGTGCCCGTCGCGTCCCTGGTCGACACCAGCGGCGCCAACGTGAGCGCGATCGCTTACTGGTGGTGCGCTCTCGGTCACACCATCAATC